ATGACCCAGCCCGACTTTACCTATTACCAGAAGGAGACGCTGTTCGACATCTCGTTCAATCTTGGGCACGCATGGGGCCGGTTCGCTTCGGAAGCCCAAGACCGGATTATGGACAGCATCGGCGGCTCCCGCTCGCTGGCCGAGCTGGCAATGTTGTGGGCTGAGGAGTTCGACAAGGCATTTGCGGTGAGGATAGCCGCCGATCCGGACTGCGACACCTACATGGAGGACGTCGACAGCTTCTTCCATGAGAAGTGGGAATTATTTATCGCCGGCCATGTGGCCGAGCGAATGGCTGAAGGAGTAAATGCATGAACACCGTATCTGAAGAATGGGGCATGGCCTGTCCCGCCTGTGGCCGAGACGATAGCCTGGACATCGCTTTCGAGGCGTGGACACGATTGACAGCTGATGGTACTGACGACTCCCTACCAGCCGACAGCACCCACGAGTGGGGGGAGGCCTCCGCGTGCATTTGTAGCTATTGCAACTGGAGTGGCACTGTCGCCGATACTGAGATAGGAGAACCCGCATGAGCTTCAAACCGATGCTGGCCAAAGAGTACGACCCGGCCAAACTGATCTTCCCCTGCTACGCCTCGCCCAAGCTCGACGGCATTCGCGCCTCGGTCGTGGGCGGGAAACTGCTGTCGCGTTCGCTGAAGCCAATCCCGAACAAGCATGTCTACAACCTGCTGTCGGACAAACGCTTCGAGGGCTTCGACGGCGAGCTTATCGTCGGTGACGTCACCGCGTTGAACGTGTTCAGCAACACGACCAGCCATGTGATGAGCCATGACAAGGTGTTCGACTTCACCTATTTCGTGTTTGACCTGCATGACTGCGAAATGGGGTTCGATGTACGTTACGCGCGGCTGTGCCGCCGCGAACACCACGGGGTCAATATCGTGTTGCTGCCCCAGACCCGGATTCACAACGAAGCCGGGCTGGCTGAGTATGAAGCCGCGCAAGTCGAGGCCGGCTACGAGGGCGTAATCCTGCGCAAGATCGACGGCCTTTATAAATATGGCCGCAGCACCGTGAATGAAGGCTATCTCTTGAAAGTGAAACGCTTCACCGATGGCGAGGCCACCATTATCGGCTTTGAGGAGCAGATGAAAAACGACAATGAGAAGACCGTCAACGAGCTGGGTCGCAGCAAGCGCAGCAGCCACCAGGAAAATAAGCATGGTAAGGGCACGCTCGGCGCGCTGATCGTCCGAGACCTCGTGACCGACGTCGCATTCAACATCGGCACCGGTCTGGATGACGCCATTCGGGCGGATATCTGGGCGAAGCGGGAGGAGCACCACGGCCTTGTCGTGAAGTATAAGTCGTTCGAGGTCGGCGTCAAGGACAAGCCGCGCCACCCTGTCTTTCTCGGCTTCCGGGACGGGAGGGACATGTCATGACGATCAGGCTACCTATAATCGAAACACATGTGTGCAGTTGTGAACGGTTGAGTATTGAGGCCGCGATCGTTCATGCAAGAGAAGTCGCCGCATCGTCTGAGACTGACTGCCCCTATCAACACCTTCAACTGGCCTCATGGCTAGAAGAGTTTGTTGCCTGCAAGGAGCGGAATGCGGAACTGGCAGAGCGCCTTGAATGGGCTAGGCAGGACCTGATAAGGCAGGCGGACGAGATGGACGACATGGCAGCGCAGATCGCAGCGCAGGCGGGTGGGCGGGAGCTTGCTGGGTATGGCATAAAGAACAAAGCTACTGGCAAGTTCGGTAGTTGGCTGTATTCTCAAAAAGAATGGGCAGAGGACGCAGTGTTGAAGTCCAAGCCGCCCTATCAAGAGTTCTCATCTAATGAGTATCTTGGCCCGATTCCGCTCTATGAGAATTCGACATCAGCGCCAGCCAACGCCCTAGCCATCGCGCAGGCTGCGCTTGAGGCGGCAGCGAAGGTCTGCGAAATAGACCACCCGCACACATTCGCGCGGTCTGTTGGCAGTTCTATCCGCGCCATCCCGCCGCAATCAATACTCGATTCGATGGAGGAATGACCAACTCAAAACACCCTGACTTCGACTGGCACGCCAAGGGCATCTGGATGATCGTCGACCGGCTCGGCCAGGAGTGGCACCCGACGATCAACGGCACGCCGCATGGCTGCCGCGCTACCTTTCTGAGAATGGAGAACCGGCCATGGTCACGCCTCGTGGCTGACGGCTACTACGTGCAGAAGTTCGTCCCGGCAGCATAAAACAAAAGGAGGCTCCCTCACGGTGGCCTCCCTTCTTACATACATGACATCCTTTGGACGGCTATTTTAGTCGCAGCGTAAAGCCCCGAACTATGTCACCTATACCTTGTGTCCAGCCGCCAGCGATGTTCCACTGTTCTGCTCCGAAACACATCCCTCCCTTTATATACTGTTTACACTATGTTCTATTATTTTTCTTAGTTTTTAGACTAGATTATAAGAAAAGAACAGAACAGTAGAACAAGTAATAGAAACAAGGACTTAGCATCAAATCCTCGTTCCAGAGTTCCGATTATTCAGCGATAGGCTCAAACGGGGCCTCAACCGTGCCGCTCCCGGCCTTTCCACCGCTGTGCGTGATGTCGTTTGACAGGTAGCCACTCCACAACGCGTTGGCCGGCATGGAACCGATCGCCGTCGCCGCAAACCCCCGGCTGCCGCCAACGGTACTGACGATATCCCCCAGCTGACCGATAGTCGGCCCACCCAATGAACCGATCCCGGTGCCGCCATGATGCAGGGAGGTGAAGGCGTCCACCCCGTACTGGGCCACGCCGAGCAATCCAGCACGCTGCCCTGCCGATGACAGATAGTCCCCCAAGTCCCAGTCCTGTTTCCAGGCAGGCTGTGAACCGCCGCCCTGAATCATACCCTTGGTCAGATCGGCTGCCAACATGACCGGGATGTATCCGGCCATCGCCACTGCCGGCGAGTAGTTGCCGTGTCTGGCCTCGTTCAGGACCCGCTTCAGGATCGTGTCCTGGAACGAGAACGCGAACTGCTTCATGTGGGCGATTAGCGAGTAGTGCGCGTCGTTCATCCAGATCGCTTTTTGCGACTGGTCCGGCCGCAGGACCGCGCCGTCAACCCAGGTGTTCACGGCCTGGCGCATCTTCAGATGGGCGGCTTCAGCAGCCTCTGCCTTGAACCCGGCCTTAACGAAGTCCTCGGCCCGCACCGCGACCCGGCCATCGACTAGCTTGATGTCGGCAGGCTTCAGGCCCAGCTCGGCCAGATAGCGCATCGAGTGTTCGTTGAAGTCGCCCTTACCGTGCTTCTTCAGGAACCCCATCGATGCCTCTGTGGCCGCCACACGTTGGCTGGTGTTCATCTGCTCCATCAGGTTCCATTTGAACAGCGTCTCGTTGATGGCGCGCGCCTTGTTGCCGACCGCGTTCAGCCCGTACGAAGCACCCATGACATGCTGCAGCACCGCGTTGTCGATCACCCCCATATCTTCAGCCAGGTGATAGCCTTCATCGTACTTCGGGTTGTGTTTGAACCCGCGCGGAATCTCCATAATGCCGCGCTTGAAGTTGTTGAACACGTCCTTGGCGCTACCGCCCCGCACCGCTACGCCGACCGGATCGATCAGGGATGAGAAGAAACCCATCGGCAGCAGGCGCAGGTTCTGATACACCATGATCTGTCCGAACAGCTTGCGCGTCTCCGGCTGCACGTCCGAGCCGAGCTGGCCGGTTACGCCCTCCAGGTACTTGTCAACGACAGCCATCTGGTCGGGCGCCGCGCCCTGCTTGATGGCGGCCTCACGCATCTTCTCCATCGGGGTCTGCCGTGTCGCCTCGAACTCGCGTTTCTCTGCCGAGCTCATTACCTCATACCGCTTCATCTCATCCACGGTCATGGCCTCGAACCGGCGCGACCATTCGGCACGACGGGTGCCCTGCTTGATGTAGCTGGTCAGCACGCGCATCGCGTTCTTCTCCATGAACGGCGCGGCGTCTTCGTTCGTGATGAAATGCAGATCGCGCTTCTTGGTGAACTGATCGCCCGGGCGCGCGCTGGCGTCGGCTGACTCCAGCTCCGAGCCGTCATCACGCATCAGGCGCGACATCAGCTGGTCGGCAGTACCCTTGAACTCGCCGGAGTCGACGTATTTCTGGATCATCGCCCTGAACTCGGCCTGATGGCCAGCGACATAGCCGGAGTCCCACTGGCGTGGCAGGTAGTTCTTGCCCAGGCCACGGTCGCCGACGTTCACCCCGGCGTCCTTCATGTATCCATGCATCTCGTCGAGCATGCCGCGGATGCTGACCATGAGGTGGTCGATCTTGGCGTTCTTCGGGGCAGTGCCCAGGGCGATGTTGGCAAAGGCCTCGTTGGCCTCCTCAAAGGTGAATGCCCCCTTCTCAGACATCCTGTTCACCAGTTTGTTACTGATCGAGCGCATCGCCGTACCGGCCGCCGGCAGGAAGCCTGCATCTTCTCCCTCTTTAGTGCCGTGCAGGCGCACCATGTCGGCGATCTTGGACAGCGCCGGGATGCCCATGTCCTGAATCCGCGCCGAGCCGATGCCGGCCACCGCATCCATCAGGTTAATCAGCGGCTTGGCCGACGCGTGCAGGTAGTCCAGTGTCTTGTTCCTGCCCTGCTCCATCATGTGTTTGTAGATGTGGCCGCGATCGCTGGCACCCTCGCCGACGCCCTTGGCGTATTCGCCGGAGGCGAAGTAGTCCATGATGTGCATCGCGCGCCTGTCGTTGCTCCAGACCCCCAACACTTTCCGGATCAGGTCGCCGACCTTGTCCAGGATTGTCTTGCCGCGGTCGCCCAGCTTCAGCATGCCGTTGGCGTGGAACTGAAACATGTAGGCGACGCGCTCCTCGGAGCTGCCCTCCACCTGTTTCAGCGCTTCGGGCTGATCCTTAAACTTCTCGCGCAGGAAGTTGCGCACGTATGCTGAGTCCGCTGCCTTCGTCAACGCCGCCATCACTTCCGGTCTGCCGTGCTGGCGCAGGCTGTCGGCCAGCCAGTGCAGCGACTCGTGGTATCCGACCGAGAGCGGGTCCAGCGCCCAGCGCGAAATATTGATAATCGGCCCATGCAAATCGGTCTTTTCATGAAATGCGCCGGCATACAGCATGTCGGCAGCCGCGTTGATCTCGACGTTCTCCCCGACCATCCTGGTCACGGCATCGACCGCAGCTTTCTGCTGCTCGGGGGTAGAGCCCTTGGCCTTGTCGGTGGCTTCGCGGGACAGCGCGCCACCCTCGGCTTCCTTCAGCCAGGCGTCGCCGGCTAGTGCTTTTTCCGCTGCCTTCTTCACCGCTTTTAGCGTGTACCGAAAATCTTCAGCCGCGTCCTGATCTTGGGGCGCGCGCTCCAGCCAACGCTGTGCCCACTCGTGTGCCTGCTTCGCTTTTTCTGTGGTGTAGTCTTTCGGCGGGTTATTCAGGTAGTCCAGTGTTTTTTCCGCGGTCTTGTTCAGGGCCGGGTAGTTCGCCTCCACTGCCTCCGGCTTCTCATTTCCTTTGATCAGCAGCCCATACGCCTCGGATGGGTCTTTCTCGACCAGCTCGGCGATGCGTTTATTAGCAGCGTCGATCAGGCCCCGCTTGAACTCGTTCGGCTTTTTGTCGGCGAGCAACACGTCCAGCATGGCCTGTAGTCCGTTCGGGTCGGAGCGCCGGGCGATCTGTGCCAGCGTCGCCGCATGTTGCGCACCACCTTCGTTGGCCACGGTGTCGGCCCAGGCGCCGCGCGCCGCCCCGGCCTCGATCTTGCTGCGGTACTTGCTCATCAGTCCGTCGATGGTACCGCCGACTGCAGAAGGCTTATCGAACCGGGCGATCTTCACCAGCTGCACCTGGTCTTCCGGCGCCAGCAGCTTGAAGTTGTCCAGCAGCATGCGCGCCTTGGTACCGATCGCGCGTCCAGCCACGGACTTGTTCGCCTCAAACTCCGAGATACGGTTGCCCAGACTGCGCACACCCTGTGGTGTCACCGTGCCCTCGTTCAGGCTGCCTTTGGGCACGATGCTCTTGCCACCGGTCAGAGAGCCGGTCTGCTCGCCGCGTGCGTTCTTCATCTTGGCGGTGATCGTACCTAGTGCGTCGCCATGCTCGGCATCAGCTAAATGAATCTGCCCTTCTGGGTCAGCCTCGGAGATACCGAGGGGTTGCGCGTCGCGCGAGGCGGCGTCGATCTCGCCAGCCTCCCCCTCAGATGTATGGGCGTCGGATGCCGCCTCAACGCGCAGCCGCTGCACTTCGGTGTAGTCCTTGGCGTCGATGGCTTTCTTATAGTCGAGCAGCTTGCGGTACTCGACACGGGAAGTGGCCTTATCGGTACCAGACTTCACATTGGTCTCGATGCGCTTCAGAGCACCAGCGACCTGCTGCGCTTCCTTGGCCCAGATCGCGCCCTCCTGCGGCGAACCGGCCTTCTTGCCACCCAACTTATCGAGCAGGGTGCCGTATCGCAGCTCGTCGCGCTGGGCTACACGCGACCGCTCCTTAGCCAAGTTGATGCCAGCACCGGAGTCACGTCCGGTTCCGTAGTCGTTGCCAAGCTCCTTACCCTCGGCGAACGCCGCACGATCGCCGCGCTTCTCGATAGCCGACTCCAGGTTCGGAATCACCTCTTCGGAATAGAACTTGATTTGGCGCTCATGGTATTCAAGCGACTTCTGCTGCGACTCGGACAGTTCACGCTTTTTAGCTATCGATTTTAAAGCGGCGATGGCTTTCTCGGATTTCTCTACACGTAGGGCGAAATCGGAAACCTTAGCGCGCATTTCGCTGGTAGTGCTGTCGGAGCCGGTGAAGTCTTCCTTCACGGTGTCGTTCTGGACTTTCTGCAACTCGCCCCAGGTAATGTCCTTGCCACCGCGCCGCGCCACCACTGTCTCGTCCGGTACGTGCAGCAGCTCTGACATGTGGTCCGACACTGCAGCGATACCTTCCTTGAACGCGCGCGCCAACTGATGCATACCGCCCTGCTCATCGACATCCGACTTGGGTAGTTTCTTCATCATGTGCGAAGCGACCCGCATGGCGTCGAGAATCGGCCCGGGGTGCGCATCGGTACCGGTATCGATCCGGCTGCTGGATTCGTAATGCGATGATTTCTTCTTGCCGTTCTTGTCCTTGCCGCTAAGGCGCATTGCGTCTATATCCTTCCACCCGAATGCTTCGCGGTCGGCCATCTTCTCGACGGCGATCATACCGTGCTCATCGGGACGGCCTTTGGTCATCTCGTTTAGCTGTTCGGGAAGGATACCAGTGCGCTTCGCGTGTTCCTTGGCGCTGACCCACGATACGTCGGCTGTAGGGTGTTCCTCCTGCGCCTGCCGCATCAGCCTCTCATACATAGTCTCCGCATTACCGTACTTGGCGCGCGCAACGTCCCGGTGCTCGATATAGGTGTCGCCTTTCTTTCCGCCACCATAGTATGCGGTCTCAGTGCCCTGCGCTGTTTCAAGTGGGTTGGCTTCTTCTCTGCGGTATGAGAACTCGTTTTCGTCGGTGTTCTCCCACGCGTTGGCTTTAGCTGCGTCAGTCCGGTCCGGCGGCGTGGTGCCGACCAGATCGGCCTCACCTTGTGCATGCTTGGCGAATGCCTCGTTGACTGCATCGGCCTTGTCGCCGAACACTTCGGTCAGCTTGGCGTTGATCTGCCCTTTCTTGACCGCCTGCTCGGCCGGCGTCATATCCTTGAACATGCGCTCGCCGGTCAGGTCCTGCATCTGCTTTACGAACTCCTTGATCTGCGGCGTGCGCACGGTATCGATCATGTGTTCAGGCAGCGCGTTGCGCACCACCGTCAACAGACTATCGTCGTGCTTCTGGACCTCGGAAATCTTGGTCAGCGCCTTGTAGAACGACTCGATCTTGGCCGGGTCCTTCGAACCCATCGCATCGTAGATTTTGGACAGGCGCGATACGGTGTCCTTGCCCAGCACGTCGATGGTCGCGCGCATCGCGGTGGCCGGCAGTTCACTGCCCTGCTCGCCGGCAACAATCAGCCTGCGCGTCATCGTGACAGCATTTTGCTTGGTGTCGTCGTCAAGGTAGTTCCACTCAGGTGAATCCATCAGCTCGTAAATGCCGGCATCGGCACCGGAGGCGTCTTTCGAGAAGCTGGCGCCCGCTGTGTCTTCCGCTCTGAGTGCGTCGAGCGCAGCGTTCGCATCTGCCACACTTTTCGCTGTCTGCCGCGCCTCGAAGTGTTGCGCATTGATATCGCTCACGCGCATCTGGCCGGCACTGGTAGTCGGGTCGATCTTGCTCAGTTCGTCCTGGAACCGGGAGGCGGTAGGGTCTTCCGCCAGCTTCTGCATGGTGCGCTGTGCTTTGGCGGCAGCCTCGGCACCACCCTGTGCGTCCTTGACGGCGGCCGTATCCGGGGTGTCCCCCTCGACGATCCCGCCACGAGCCTGAACATGCTCCTCACCGGTCGTCGGCTCGGAGCGTAGCGGTGTGCCGAGATCAGCCACCTTGTCGGCGAACGATTTCGGCGCTGCGTCGATCGACACACCGTTGGCCTTCTCGGCATCTGTGCCTTTTGGCAGCGGCTCTGAAGCCGGACCGCCAGCCTTCTTACCACGCATGCTGCCGGCGATGCCGGCGACCGCGAACGGCGCACCCATTACGGCGCCGCTGATCATCGCGTCGTTCTGCTCTGCGGTGTCGTGTGACATGTCACGATCGGGGTTCAGGTGGCTGGCTGCAGCCTGACCGATGCGTGCCGACACGTTGCCGGCGGCGGCATTGCCGAGTACCGCCTCTGGGACGTTGTCCATCACGGCCTTGCTGAACGGCATCGCCGCCTTCTCCACAGCGCCGGTAGCGGCCTTACCGAATAGCTTGCCGCCGACTACCTGTGGCACCACGGACATCGCCGCCGCTTCTGCGGTACCCGCGCCGACGCCGGTCAGCGTGCGCGTCATCACGTCCCGCTTGGCCTGCGCCGGATCGTTCTGCTGCGCTTCGAACTGCGCGCCGATGGTGGACGGTGCGGTGGCAGCAGTCATGCCGGCAATACCGGCCAGCGCACCCTTGCCGGGCATCAGCGTGGCCCCGGCGATACCAGTAGCCAGCCCTGGCAGCGAGCGCCCCAGCAGGCCGGTGCCGTAGTCCCAGCCATCTTTCAAGGTACGTACTTTTTCCCAAGTGGGGGTGTCGGCGGTCAGACGCTCGGCCTCCTGCTGGTTGAGGAGCGACTTGGCGCGCTGTTCCGTGGCGAAGTCATTTGCCCCGACCAGCTCACCACCCTGCCCGAGCAGAGCGTGGGTCTGGCCTGCAACGTCTTCCATGCCGCCGCGCAGACCTTTGGAGAAAGCGGACGGGGTATCTCTCGGTAGAACGCCCGTGTCAGGGGTGTTGTCCGCAGTCAGTTCGCTGATTCTGTCAAGTACGCCCATTATTTTTCGCCTTTCAGGCCCGCGCTAAACTGAGTGGAATTAACATGCCTGAAATCAGGCCAGAATGCATTCGCCGGTTCGGTGTATCGCAGGTTATTGGCGCGGACTTTTGACCCGTTGCCCAGTGTCACGGTGTCGCTACCGAAGATGTTTGATCCAGGAGCCGTCTTTGGGTCGATTGCGTATCCGCTCAGCCGTGAATCGACCGGGACAGAACCGCCGGGAAGAATGGAGTGTGTCTGCATGACGCGGTCTTTAATCGCAGCCTGCGACATTAATTGCCGGAGATCATCAGGCCCGAGTGCGGCGATGCCCTTACGGCCCAGAGTCTTCATTGTCGCTTGCGCCTCAGCATAGTGCTGGCTGCCAGCAGGTACCTTTGCCAAGTCCTGGATTCGCGCACCCAGCTCGTCGTGGATAGCCTGACTGGCAGCACCTACGCGAGCGGTGTCTGGTTTACCGTCAGGCCCTGCGAACATCGTGCCGAGCTGATCATTGAGGTCCTTCGTCGCTTTGTCGCGTTGCCCGAAATCGGTTTCGTCCTGCTTCTGGTTGAACTCACGGTCCTTATTGCCCTGCTCGACGCCGAACTTGTTGCGGTCCCACTGCATCTGGCGCAGGTTCTGCTGGAGCTGACGTTCTCCCTGCCAGCGCGCGGTGTCGTTGGAGCGCAGGCTGTTACGTTCATTGACCGCGTTGGCCTCGGCTGCATTGCGCGCGTTCACCGCCGCTACGCCGGTATAGCGTGACCCACCGCCGCTGCCGAAACCCATCGTGCCGGCATCGTTGTCCGCCATCCGCAGGCCATGCACCTCGCGCTGCAGGTCACTGGTGCGGTTCATGTCCGCGATCTTCTGCGCCGTCATTTCACGCTGCAACTGGTCGCCTTTGCCACCATCGGGGGTGCCTATGCCGGTGAACGTGTCAATCTTGCCTCCATCGAGCTTAGAGGAGGAGCCGTAGATGTTGGCGTTGCCGCCAAAGATGCCGAGGTTCACAGCCTGCCCGCCCTCGACAGTTCTGATAGGTGAGCGCTTGCTGAAGTCGAGGTTGATACCGGTGCCGGGGTTCGGACCTCCGTTGCCACGCAGGCTGGTCGGCAAGGAGTTCTGGGAGTCCATGTTCACGCCGTTCTCGACCAGCCACTTCTGCTGAGGGGTCATCGGGGTCGCAGCGGACGCGGCTGCCGGTGCGGTTGGGACAGAATCGGGCGCTGACGCGTGCGTCTGCGACATCAGGGAGCCGGATGCGGCCACCGACTGCGGCCCTACTGCCCTCGCGGCCAGCCCCGTCGCCTGGCGCACCCCCAACGGCGTCGTGGCAGCTTCGGCGGGAGCCGCATACGGCGCCAGTTCCCGGGAGGCAGATAATGTAGGGCCGGCCGCCGACGCGGTGGGGGTGGCACCAGCCGCTACCGACTCGCCTGCCGCCGGCGCTTTGGAGAACATGCCCCGCACACCGTTCCACGCAGATGACGCGGCGTTACCAACCCCGGAGGCGATGTCTGATGCCGCGCCGCCGATCTTGGAGACGACACCGGGGCCGGCGTCTGCAACAGCGCCTGCGCCACGCGCGCCGAGCAGGCCGAGCCCGGTAACGGGGGCGATCACATCCCACGGCATGGTCTGCGCGCCGGGGCTATTGAGGATTTTCTGGGAGTTGTCGCGCAACGACTGCTGCGCTGGCGTGGCAGTCCCGCCCTGCACTGCGCTGTAAGCGTTGTCCTCATTGATTTTGCCCTGCGTGCGCAGGTCAGGGAAGGTGCCGCGAAGGCTCTGCCCCAGCTGTTTGGCAGCATCCCAAGCGGGCATGGTCCGTCTGTCCGGCATGCCGCCGTCAGCGTAGCCTCCGCGCAGGCCGTTGTTCACCGGTGCGTGCGTAGCGTCCTTGAGCTGGTCCAGGTTCTCCTTGCCGATGTGGCGCACGGTGTCTGCCGGCAGTACGTACTCGCCCTTCGACAGCATGGCCGGCACGCTGTCGCTGGTACCGGTACCGGGGCCACGGACAGTACCTTGCTGGCGCAGGCCTATATTTTGGATGTTTTGGACATTGCCGCCGTTGGCGAAGGCTTGGGGCATTTGGGGCATTTGGGGTTGCTGCATGGGGGTGGGTGCGGATGCCACGTTACGAGCAGCGATCTGCCCCTGAAGACCTGTATTAGTGCGGATAGACTCAGTAGCAGTACTTGCCAACCCCTGAAGGGCCGACGATAAAGAAGATGGGGGCTGCATCAGGGACGGATCGAAATAGCCGCCGTCTGCCATACGCAGGCCGGACATTTGTGCTTTCGCCTTGAATGCTTTCTGGATGTTGTTCATGGTGCCTCTATATAAGATTATGCTTAGATGCGAGTGTATCTAATTAGAACGGAAGAGTACAGGGCGAAAGAAAAGGCAGCGAACTGCCTTTCTGATTTAGTAGCACATAACTCTGTTTCCGGCAGTGTAGCAACTTGTCGCTTTCGGCCGCTTCCGCTCAGCAGTCGCCTGCCTGTCATATACGACCGACTGCTCCACGTAGTCGCGCTGCTCCTGCGTGACCGTCAACGACCGGGCCCTCTCGTAGTCCCTGGCCTGCACCGCTTTCACGATCATGTCATTCAGGCGACGGGTATCGGTCGAATCCGCCCAAGCGAACTGGCTGATTAGGCATAGGCTAAATATTATGGTTTTCATTATTCTTCCGAAGGACTTGCGCCCCAGCCTCTCCATAGTTTCCTACCTGTGGGCTGCGCTGAGTATCTTGTACTCGTGCGCAACCCCAGTGCTTTCTTAATAGCCCATCGCCGAAAATCACTGTCGAAGTCAGGTTGATTGGACATGAGCCTGAGATACATGTCTCTGGCCGCCAAGACCCGCTTTACACCCCTCGCGTAGCTTTCTTCCAGTGTGCGCTCGCCGATCCCATCACGCCAGATGTCCGTCATGCTGTAGTGCCTAATAGCTGCCCGCAACGGCTCCAAGCTGACTACCGCTCTGCCGCCGAGACACGACTCCACGTCCCGCTCATACTGGCGTAACCCATACCGCTTCGCTTCCGCCGCCGCTTCCCCCAGCCGCTCTTGCGCTTTGGTTTTATCGAGTACGGCTAATCGCCGAGTAATCTTTCCAGGTTCGCCACGAAAATCACCTGACGCAAGCACACCGTATGGGAACTCCCGCAGCCCAGACTGAAACTCGCAGACGAAGCGTTTGTAGGCAGCAGAGACTATCACCCCCGCCCCATACGATTTATGGAAGACTTCCCAACCGACAAGATAATCCTGCTCGCTTACTCCGTCCATGAACTACCCTCCCTAGCTCCATCTCAGAAACATTCGTTCTGTCCTCAAGCGTTGCTCGTACGATGTTCATGTAGCTGGCCCTACCTTTGTCTGGCGAACATCCTAGCTATTGTTCTCATCCGTCATAGCTACCAGGGAGTCGGCCCGGCGAGTCAAGCAGGTCCCCATGCCTGTACGTGGAACGTATACCCACCGGATGTAGCCTCATCAGTAGTGGCGCCTCAGGGTCATCAGGAGGTTCTGGTTCGAATTTATGGTAGCCAGTGCTTTCTTTTACAAACCAGTCTTTCGCTCCCTTATGCCCCTGTGCGTATAGACGCGAAAAGCACTTGAGTACGTCAGGGTACGTGTAAATGTCGGAGTTCGTTAAACTCTGGTCCATCTCCAACGCGAACATATACCACCGCTCCAGCATATACTTTCGCCACGCCTCCTCGTACGCCCCGTAGGTGACCGCTCTACCAGAACACATACCCATGAAGTGCTGCTGCGCAGAGGTCATCGGGGTGATCGCCCCTACCATCAGTGCATTAAGCCAAGCACCGTACCTGGTCAATAGCCGCTGTTCATCAGCAGTGAACTGAGCAAGCGCGACGTGGGGGTCGAACTGCCTGCCCAAAAATTCCTTATGTAGCGACTTCACGAGTGGTGCCCTCCATCCGCCGTAGGGCTACACCGAGAACTTCGTGGAGCACTCCGGGCATTTCGGACCCGACGCTTTCTTACCTATTAAGTACCCTCCCGCGGCTAGAACTGGGATCGCAACCCAAGCACCCGAAACTGCGGTGCCGAGGATAGCAATGCCTGCCCCAGCGCCGAGCTTCGCGCCTACAGCCATCCCGGCAACGCTTGCGCTAAATTTCTTGCTTCCCTTTATGGTGTGTAAGAACCCGTGCCCGCATTTCGGGCAAAACAGCTTCTGCACGGTGTTCAGGTTACTCATATCGTCCCTCAGAGAAATCTTAACAAACTCATATCCTACACCGAGTTTTGTTACCCTCCGTACATTTTCTATCCTCAAGCGTTGTTCACCACCAACGTATTCATCCCCGACAGTGCCGCCGACGCCAGCTGGCCGTACACGCTGCCGGCCGTCATCGCGGTGTCCGCCACTGCCTTGGCACGCGCCAGGTTGACCTGTGCGGAGCCGAGCTGGGCCTGCACGTCCATGCCTGCGACGGCGACGCCGATGTCCCCAACCGCCTTGTAGTTCGCTGTCGCCGACTGGGCGGCGGCCACTGCAGCCTGACTGGCTACCTGATACGCCTGCACGGTCTGGTTCTGGTATTGGATCATGCTGGAGACCCGGCTGCCCTCGGCGCCCACCAGCGCCGAGAAGGCGTTGACCTGGGCTGCCGCATAGGTGGCCTTGGCCTGATTGCTCATCGCCACCGCCCTGACCTGCTCGCTCTTGGCCTCCACCTTGGCCTTGTAACCGGTCCACTCGGCCGCATAGGCCTGCACCTGGGTGCCGTAGACACGCGCCTTGGCTTCTTCGCCACCAACCGCGGCGGTGAAACCCTGCCACTCGGCGGTCTTGGCTTGGGTCTGCACCGCGTAGGCCTGCACCTGCTGGCCGAACATCTCCAGCTTCAGCTTCTCCAGAGACGCCTGGCTGACCACTGCGTCGATGCGGGTCCGGTACATGGTGACCAATGAGGTCATCGCACTGATCTGCTCGCGGTAGACGCCGACCTTGGCGACATCGACCTGGGTCAGCGCCTGCAGCGCGGCGATCTCGGCCTTGAACAGTTCGATGCTGGCCAGCGCGCCCTTGAGTTTGGTCTCGAACACCGAAGCCTCGGCCTTGTAGCCCTCCAGCTTGGCCTGATACGCCTTGACCAACGTGTTGTAGATTTCAATCATCGCTGACAGGATCGACTTCGCATACTCCAGCGCCTGGCCGTTCAGGCCGATCAGGTTCTGGTGGTAGCTGATCGAGGCCGACAGCACCGCGGTGCGCAGGCCGGTCGAGGTGGTCACCGCCCACTGCATGTTTTGCTGCTCCAGTTCGGCCTGCTTAACCGCGATCTCGGTCGAGGCCCGTGCGTTGTTGTCAGCCCCGCCCTGCCGCGCCTGCTGCATGGCGGAAAACAACGCGCCGGACGGCAGCGTGAAGCCGCGCTTGGCGGCGTCCTTCAGCGCGAGGTCGCGGGTGCGCCGGTACTCGGCATTGACCTTGTCGCGACTGCGTTCATAGATCGCGTTTTCGGTTGCCGGGCTCAGGGCGGTGCCGCCGTCCAGATACGTGCTCAGCTTGTCCTCGATCCTGGACATCTGGTTTTTGTACTGCGGGTTGTAGCGCGCCAGCATGCTGTCGAGCTGGCCGTCCAGTGCCGCCACCATCGACGGCGCCGCATCGCGGTAAGCGGTGGTGAACTGCTCGGCATAGTCGCTCGGGGCGGCGCCCAGATCGTCCGGCTTCAGCGCGTCGAAGCGCGGCAGCAGTATGTCGGGCTTGGTCGGCGCCGTCCGGTCGACGATATTCGGCAATGCAGGAACGATCAAGTCCGGTGCATCGGGGAAAGTAAAGTCAGTCCTGACCGTCGGTGCGGTGCCGACGAAGCTGCCCAGCTGGGACGGCTTCGGGATCGCGTCGAGGTTGATATTCGGGCTGGAGGCATTCAGGTGCGGCTCGCCGCCCAGCCCACCCAGGGGGTCGGGAATCGGCGTCGGCATCTCCGGCGCGTTCGGGCGAGTGGGAGTCACGAACCCGGGCGCCGAGAAAGTCGGGGCGACGGCGGGGGCAAACGGCGGCAGCTGCGGCAGGCCCGGCATGGCGAAGTGGGCCGAGGTGCCGCCCGAAATGCCGCTGATCGCGCTCTGGGCAGAGTTCATCGCCCCCTGCGCGCCATCGAAAGTAGTGGCGGCAAAGCCGCGCGCGTCATTGATGAGTGCGTCGATTCCTGCGGACATTAAGAACTCCTCTTTTTAGGGGTTTGGTTTTCGAAAGCAGCCATTTAGATCGCCCTTTCCAGGATTTCGTTTTCGAGGTCGAGGGAGTCGATCTCAATGAAGCCGCCGGCCGGGTCGGCCAGCTCCAACGCGAAGTAACGCGTGCGCACGCCCTTACCGAAGACTTGCCGGTAATTCTGTGCGGTGCTGGAGCGCGGCGTCGTGTAACTGTAGGTCAGGTTCTGTTCTTCGCCAACCACCAGCGTGACCTCTACCTGGGAGATCAGGCGCGCACCGATGTAGACCGAGCGCACCCGCTTCAGCTGCTTGCTGCCGGCGTCGGTCAGCGCGGTACGCAGCGACCATGCGATCGGTGCGCCGGCATCGGTGTCGCCCTCCAGCAGGTACAGGCCATCGGCCGCCACGCCATAATAGTGGTCGTGGAAGCGCACAATTTGCGTGAACGGGTAGTTGGTGTAGTGCGTGACTTCTCTGACGTCGGGGTCGAACTGGTTCTGCGGATTGCGGTCGAGTCCGGTCAGCAAGTTCACCGCGTAGGCCTCGTACTCGAGCGCCACCACCGCACTGCCGTAGGCCACCAGCCGGTAGCCGGGATTGACCAGGCGCGCGGCGCCGGAGCCGGCCGGACGCAGTCTCGGCCCAACCAGCCGGGCCACGCCGAAATTCTCGGCGTGGCCCGACGCGGCGAATCGGCATAGTGGCAACCGCATGATGGCGCGACCAACGCTGCCCTGGGTGCCGCCGGCCGTAATCTTGCCTTGACCACCGATGCGCACCGACAATACCGCGCCGGAGTACGCGACGACTTTCGATTTGCCCGGCTGCACCATGCGCGCGGAGGCGATTCCGCCAGCGGTGCCGGAGGCGGTCAGTTTACCGGGTTGCGCGGCCAGATAGGCGCGACCGATGATCACGCCGATGCCGGTCGCCATCAGGTTTCCCGACTCGGCGCCCAGTTTGGCGACACCGCCGCAATTTGCGGTCAACTTACCCCTGATGCTGCCCCTGAACGCATTCGGTTCACGGCGGGTGCCGGAGGCGGTCAGCTTGCCAGCTCGTGGGTTGGTGAGGAATGCATAGCCCCGGCTTCCTACCGGTTCGCTACCGAAGGCTTCTGTGAAGGCGAGCTCTACCCGAGATTCCCCATGGGCGTGGTCGGCTCCGTTCGTAGCCGTCATGGACAGTTCGACAGCGCCAACTCCATTCGTACCGTTGAGCCATCTCCCAGAAACTTGTAGGGGTGACATGCTGGCCGCACTTAGCGCGAATTGGGGCATAAGCGCATCGCCTCCAGATTCGACCTTCGTGTTAAGGGGGGTCAACGCCACCGCTCCTGCGCCGTAGTTAAAACTGGCCCCCACAACCTTCGTTGGCGCTAGGCTCGTGTGCGCGGTGATTCCGGTATGCATCCCGATAGCCGTTCTGAGCGGCGCCAGGTAAGTATTACCCCCGTCCTGACCTACGTCGTACCCCAAGGTACGGAGTGGAGCAAGGCCGGCGCTGTACGTTACTGGGGTCCATCCGCCAGACCCGTCCAGTACCCATTCCCCAGTATCAACCAGGTCGCTTGGGTCGCCGTCGCCCCCCGTAGTCCCTCCGGTCCCGGGGCCTTTCCAGTGCCCCGCGACCCCGCGCAGAATAGTATCGATTTGCGGGTTGACGATCGTGTCGCCGCCACTGTACAGCATCGTGTTTACGACCAGCGCAGTATCGCCGCTCGGCACCAGGCTGGCGTACAGCAGCGTGTCGTTCTGGTAGTAGCTGATCTCAGCGCCGCGGCGTTGGATCGTAAACACGTCGCTACTGGCGAACACCGTCTTGTGCCCACGGTCTTGCCCCTGCTCTTTAACACACGCCAGACCCCCCGTCAGGTATATCCCGTACTCGACTGCCGCATGACTGTTGCCGGCATCCGCATGGCTTAGTCCGACTACGCCGCCCACGATAGAGGCGAGGGCACTGAAGTGAAACGCTTTGTCGCCCTCGACTACGGCGATACCGACTGCCCCGGAATTCCACCCCAGGTGGAAATCGGGAATGTTCGTGGCGGGAGTTCCCAGCTTGTAGGGGGTCGGTAATATCCACTTGGCCGGAACAAGCTGGACTGGGTACGTAACGAATCCGATGGCGAGTGGAGCCACCCGGTACACACTGAAGTAATTCAGGCCCGTTTGCCCTGCCCACATGACGATGTCTTCGGCCCCCGGCGTATAGTATTGAGGGTCGGGTATCCAGTAGCCGCTTCGTCCTGGGTTCGTCGGCACCTCCGGCGTGTACCGGTAGGTTACCTCCTTACTGAGTATAGTCATGGCGTGGCTTTCTTGTCTTTGTTGAGCTGCCCGAAGAACATGCTGCTGCCGCGGACGATGTTACTGACCCTCGCCCCCTTATCGGTCAGGACGACGTTCTGACCGATATTCACGGATGCAGCAAACAGATAACTATCCGTCGCGTTAAATGGGTGTTGGAGGTGCAGCTTACCCGCCGCCAGCTGACAGAGGTAGAACAGGTCTTCCTGCGTCACGCTTCTGCCATAGGCGCTGTTATAGAGGTCGAGGTGAGCAGCTCTGACATCCTCGTAGGTTCCATCGCTCTGCCGGATGTTTAGAGAGATGGTGTCAACAAACCCCTGCTTAACGTTCATCGGGTCTAGCGGTGTATGTACGGCACTGTTGACCCAATCCTGTTGCCCTGGATAGGCCACGACTAGCGGTGACACTACACTCCAGTGCCCTTCAGGGTGTACTGTGAATGCGGAGAAGTCGCTACTGGCGAAGCAGCCGAGCGCCCGAACCCCGTACCAGACGGCCCCGGTGTTATAGATAGCCTGCGGCGGGATGCTGCGGTCCGGGCGGTAATAGCTGGTGCGAAACTCAGCCTGCGGAGTAGTCACCGCGGCATAGCGGAAGCGTCCTATCGATGAGCCATTATCCGTGAGCACCCCGGTATCGTTTGGGGGTAACCACGTCATGCCTGTGAGGTCGACGACGGAGAACGTATCCATCTCCGCAGCCAGGGCCATGTCGTCACCCAGATAAAGCGAAGGGTCGGCTGTACCGTAGATTGTGACGTCGAGCTTCTTGATGAAGTCAGTGACGTTATGGACCGCCCCATCGAATTCACGGTGCTTCTTCTCATACCAAGACTCCGTCATCAGCGCCATGACGCGTAGGTCATAGGACAGGATGCGCATCGAGTAAATCTGCGAGTGGTAGTTTGCGATGGCCGGGTCAGCACTATTAATCGGAGTCGGGATCAACGAGCCGCCACTGTCACGCACCATCTTGAATGTCGTGAGTTGTTTGATCGTCGTACCGGCCGTAAGGTTTTTGATGGATACGACGACCTGCTCATTAGCTGCGATATACCCCGGCACCGGGTAGCTGCTTGTGAACGGGTAAGCGTCGGCGGTCATAATGATCAGGTCATCGAGCATAGCGCCGTACTCCTCACCCCCTGGACGTTTGCCCCAGGAATAGTCGGCAGCGACGATATAGCTGTTCGTCTCGTGCGGATCGACGGTCCGGGAGACTGCTACGGAGAAGGAGAAATCCTCCAGGTTCGGCCCGGTTATCGCCAGCTCGATGGACAGTTCCATTAGCCCCGGCAAGGCCTCTTGTATCAAGAACTCCACCGGACCAAAGGCAGAACCGTGCGCGGAGCTAACAAGTTCATCGAGGTGACCGGGCTCCATAATCCTCGGAGTTTGGTAATCCCGATACACTACAGAAGCGGCTCTGGTCGCAGTGCTGTTGAAAGCCCACCTGTATTGAGGGTACTGGTATAGATATTGCCCCCACCCCTCTGAGTCTTTTCCCAACCGGTGTGTAAAATCGCGGGCCGACTCCGTAGGTGATCTACGTGCCCAGACCGGCAATGGTGCTTGCTGCCTCTTTACATATTTCTCAGGGACCTGTGTCTTGATCAGTTGATCTGCATATAGCGGGTCGGCTAACAGTTCTTTATCTGTCGCTCCGATCGGGTAGGCATGAAACATGTTCGTCACATCAGACATGATCAGGAATACACGTCGACCGTACTCAGGGTGGACGACGGTACGCATCGCCGCCCGTTTATACCAATCCGAATCGGGGGCCAGCCCTATATCGCCGATCGGACGCTTCGCTCCTTTTTCGAATAGCCCAGGCGCGATATCATATGTCAGGTCGTAGGACCGCACGTAATCGAGGGCAATGCTGTTCACTAACAGATTTGTAGTATCTGTGGAAGACGACCAAGAGTCAGTTAACATTCGCGACGTATCGAGCTTGCCGTCAACACTGCCGAAATATGCATGCTCGACCAGATTCTGTATCTGCCACATGCCTCTATGGGGCATGAATTTGGCCATGTCGTCCGGAACATATGAGGACTCCCAGCTGCCGTCGGGGGAGTCCTCGGAGGTAGAGCCGGCCGCGCTTGCCTTGAATTTCTTGTTCATCCGAACCGCAGAGCCGCACAGCATGTCGAACCCGGCGATACTGCCTGGCACCCAGGTGCCGCCCGTCGATACGAACTCATAGCCGAACCCCTGGACCCAGATCGTGACTTGGCCGGCGTCGGCCGACTGCAGCTCCAGCAGGATCGTAGCCTCGTCAGCCTGGATGGTGCGACTGAACGGAAACAGCTGCGGCACACTGGCGAAGTAGCGCAGCTTGGAAAGCGCGAAGGGCAGATATGTTTCTGCCCCGTCGCCGATCAGTTTTTTACCGATGTTGGTCAGCATTATGCCCAGCCCTGAACGTTATCCCCGGAGGCCATTTAGTTCCCTTGCATCGATGACTCACTTACCGCTCGCATTCTCGGTGCATAGCTTGTAGTCAGTCCAGAAGAACGCCCCGCCGGAGTCGGGGAATCCGGATATGCAGATCACGACATCCGTATCCCGGGTGATCCCGATCATGCAGAATCTTCCACCCCCGAACGCTATAATCGCATCGTTGATGTCCGGGAGAGGGTCATAGTCGCTCTCGACCAGGCCGGTGCCGTCGGGGGTCAGTACCCCGTAAGCGGGGCAGAATAATATCTCGCCACCTCGCAGCGCACTGACAAACCCGTTGCTCGCGGCGACCAGCTCCGGCGTGGAGGGCGGATTACCGGATGACCAGTCACCGCCGTCTTGACTTACGAGATATACAGCGTCGCTCATCCTTACCCCTTACATAAATGGTTCTACTTCCAGGTAGTAGGTGCCCTCGACGATGAACGGGTATAGCCCAGAGCAGATCGTGGTCATGCTGCTACTTACCCACACACCGTCAGCACTGGTGAGTGTGTAATACGGGTAGCCGCCGACTCCATACGTTTCGCCCTGCCCGACAATCAGCACTTTGCTGCCGTCGGAGGCTAGACGGCAACTATTGCAGCGGTAGTCCATAAGCCCTGTCTGAGCCCAGACGGAGCCGGTTTCCGACGTCCATATCTGCGGCGGGTTTATCGCCAGGGCGCTGTCGTAATACCAGCTACCGGTAGTGTTCCGCCACCCGGTATCGAACGCTACGGCGATGAATCGGGTTCCATCCCACCCTATGTCGCCCAGTCCCGGAGGGCTGGATGTAGCGGGAATCCAGTTCACGCCATCCAGCGAGATAGCTGCCGAGGCATCCTGGCGAAGATCGTTGGTAACACAGAAGCGACCTGCCCCGTACGCGATCCCTTTAGGCCGTAGATGGAAGTCGCTGACCATCCAAGAGGCGCTGTTGCTCAGGTTCTTCGGCGGTATCGGTGGTGGGGCATTGCTCTCGGTCGGAGGTAGTATGCGGTAGGGATCGACCGCCGGCTCTACCGCCACCCAGTTTTTTAGCTGCTCAGTACTTATCAAGGCGGGGGGATTATCGCCGTTCGGAACAGTGACGGTTATCCATCCGCCTGTGGGAGGGACTGCGTCGGGGGGCAAATCCGTGGTTGCCACCCACTTCGAGTTGTCGACGGTGGGTATCTGCGTCGGGGCGACCCCCGTTATCGGCTGCAGTACGAAGGTAGTACCGACCCCGGTGGTCTGTGGGATAGGCCCGGATATTCTGGATATTCCGAGCCAGCCATCGAGTTGGTCGTTAAGCCGAGCGCTAGACATTTACAGCGTCGGCTTAGCGACCGAGTAATAATTGATGGTCTGCGGCGCCCCACTGGTCAGTGTGGTCGAAGTCAGGTTGATCTCCGCGCCGACCACCGCGATGCTGCCCTGCAACCGCGCCTGAACAGTAGAACTGAGGCCGTCATCTCCGGCGGCCACATGGCGGTAGAAGGTGGCGACGCCGGACGCGACATTGGTTCCGCTCCAGACCTGCGTCGTGGCTTTCTGCAGGACTCCTGCCACCGCCGCAGCCTCCATGTTCAGGCCGGCGCCAGTACCTGCGTCCGAGATCACGCACAGCACCGGGTTCGTCGGATCGAGCGCCGCATCTGCGGTAGCCGGTACCGGACCGGCGTAAATATTCAGCAGGCCGCCATCCAACGCAGTTTTGAACGAACCTGTAGCAAGCATATGGTTGCGTAGCCCTGTAGATTCTTTGAGAGACATGTGCTACTCCTTAAGCTGGGAACTCATACTGGAAGATGTCGATGGTGTTCGGGCTACCGACTACGACGTTGATGTTCGACAGGTTTAGATCGGCGCCTGAAGTGCCGACAGAGCCGTCGAGTCTTGATAGAGTCGTGGACGCGCCGAGGGCGTCGTAGGCGTTGCCCATCAGTCGGAACCAGCCAGCGGTGCCGTCGGCCAGCCCGATAAACTTCCAGTTGTCCGCCGGCTGCTTGGATACCACCCCCATAACCGGCACAGCGAATGACAGACCATTGGTCGGGGTGCCGGCCACGAATGCGGCGGCGTCCTTGGTCACGATGCCGAGCAGGGTACCGGCCACTGGATTGTCAGCACTTAGGGGCTGCGGACCTGAATACACGTAGATCACCCCCGCCTCGAAAGTGGCACCGAAGCCCTTGGGGCCAGCAAGGCTGTTGCGCGCGCCCATTGATAATCTGATCGTCATGGTGTGCCTCTCTGATTGAAGTTGTCGCCGCCCTTTTGTAGGGCGACTACGTATTTCTTGGCGCCGTTGGAACGAATGATTGCGGCTCCGGCGGATACTCCGCAGTCTACACTAATCTGTCTTAGAGTGATATTAGATAATGGTAGAGCAGAGCACAAACCGCGGCTGCTCCAGAACAGAATCTGCGCGTCGTCATCCCTGGCCCAGCCCCACCCTGGCACTGCACCGTAGTCGGCCAGCTGTTTCAGGCTATCGCCGTCGTAGGCATAAATACGGACCGCGGTACCGACGATCAGGCCGTCCGGGTGCGGCGCCAGCAGCGCGACCCTGCCCGGCACCAGGATAAAGCCGGAATTCAGGTTGAACAGGTGGAAGCCAAGCGGTTCGCTGACCCACAGCACGGTACTGTCGGACTCGGGCAGGTACTGCGCTGCATATATCTGACCGCGCCATGCGGTGATGTAGGTCACGCCCTGCGGCAGCGGGTCGAGAAACTGGGTAGTCAGGTCGACGCCGAGCTGGTCCGGGCTTTCGTCCCAGGTCAGCGACGATTGGGCCGTCGCGCCGATCAACTGGAATACCGCGCTGTCGGCCGGCGCCAGGTAGACCTGGGTCTCGAGCCCAGCCACTTGCGGGATGCCGTTGATCTGCAGCGCCTGAGTACCGTCGAGGTAGATTGCAGTCGCGTCGGCGGCACCGGTTTCGCGCCCGTCTGGCAGCAGGAAAGTGCAGGCGACCTGGTACGTTCCGGCCGGCAGCATGCCAGTCGTCGCCGACAGCGTGGCCATATCAGGCTCCGGCCAGGCCCAGTCGAGCACGGTGCCGTCCTTCCTGATGATCCCGGAGTCGATGCCGTTAGCGAAGAACACCTGATCGTTGAGTTCGGTCCAGTGCATCACGCGCCGGGTCAGTCCGGCGCGCAGGACGGTACGGCTCAGGTCGGCGTTGACTTGGGCCAGTGCGTCGCCATCCATCATATACAGGCGGGAGTAGTCTACAGTAGCATAGGCGTAGCCAAGCAACGCGTCGATTTTTTTGATATACCCCGCCCTGCGCACCAGCGCGCCTGTATCGGTGATGTCGAGGTTGTCGGCTTTTTGTAGCCAGCCGAACTTCAGGCGCAGCGGGTCCGAAACATTGTTCAGCCCCAAAAAGCGTTTGGTTTGTGCGGTGTTGGCGGGCATGGCGCTCCTATGTTCGAGGTGGGCCGCCGCTAAACTGAAGGAGTGCAGCCGCGACGGCCTCATGGGGGTTGTGCAGGGACATGAATAAACCCGCTCGTAGCCCACCCCCACTGGAGCTCATACGATCTTTACGTCAGGTACGTCGTTCGTTCCAGCTTGCGGCGGTTGGTCAGGCCGGGTATCACCCTGCCGCCGGCTTTATTCCAGAGCAGGATGCTGTCGGCCGCTGCCAGATAGCGCAGCCGCGTGGTGTTCCTGCACACCGAACTGGCGCCGAATGCACCGACCCCGATGTTGTAGGCCAGGCTGGTGCAGGCGATCGACCGCCCGGGCGGCTCCAGGTGCAACTGCGGGCAGCGCTTGAGTGCCGCGAGTAGGAATTGTCCTACCCTGAGCCGCAGCACTGCATCCGCCTGCTCCTGGGTCCAGATCACGCCCTCCACCACGCCCAGAGTCTCGCCCCAACCGATAGTCCAGACGCCGACGAGGTCCTGATACGCGGTGAGCCTGCAGCCCTCGAAGCGCTTGACCAGAGCCACCAGCCGGTCGAGCAGGTCTCTCATGGCTTTTTGTCGAAGACCCGACCGATGAACCAGAACGCCAGGATGCCGGATAGGATCGCCCGATCCTCATCGTCATAGACCCTCAGGATCGCTTCCCAGCCGCTAACGCCGTGTTGCACCGCCAGCACGAACATTGCGGTCTTGGCCGCTCCGTAGATGAATAGAAAATAGTAGGTGGCCAGCGGGCGCACCAGGAAGTTCAGCGCGTCCGCCCACCAGATGCCGACTCTCTGCATCTGCCCTTCAAGCGCAGAGCGCTGAGCGTCGAGCAGCGCCAGCGTGGTGTCGATGTCGCCCTGCACCATGACGGTCTCGCGCCGGCTGGCCTCGCGGGTTTTCTCGAGTTCGGCCTGGCGGTCGAGCATCGCCAGCTCATGCGCGTAGTCCCTGCCCTTGTTCAGGAATGCGAAGACCTCTGGTAAGAGCCGCATTAGACCACCGCCGAGCATAGAGAGTAGAGTCAGAATCATGATTTATCCATTTTGGTGTCGAGCTTGTCGGAAATCTTGTCGAGCTTGGTAAACAGCGCGCTACTGAGCTTGGCCAGATCGCTATGCTTGACGTATTCGCCGGCGACCAGCACCTCGATTTTCTGTACCTTCTCGGACAGAACCACGTCCGCTACCTGCAGCGACCTCAGATTCTCGCTGATCGACTTCAGCACGTAGCCGCCGAAAAAAGCAGCCAGCCCGATGGCGATGTTGAAACCTACTTGGAAGTCCATGAGTATCCTTATCTCGGCTAGATTATTTAGATTAACATTAGATAGACATAGAGCGTAGAACCGAATGCAGCGCATTCGGTCCGAAGCGCCAACCGCCAGAGATGCCCAGTGCAGACGCGACAGCCGAAGAACAGAACGACTTGTCACGCGACAGCGGCAGAAAGATAAGCGGGAACCGGGCATTGCCCAGCAGATCGTACGCCTGCCCCTCATGGTCTGTGAACCACTGCCGTGCTGCCGGTTCGAGATGGTCGGGCAGTTCGACGAAATCCCAGTCCGCGTCATTGAAATCGATCTGCTTAAAGCGCACGCCGCCATCCATGTACGAGGCCGAAGCCGCCACACCATCGGAGAAAATCAGTTCGCAGTGACTGTGCGGACCTTTTTCGCCCAACCGTACGAGGCGGTTGTAGATACCCTGCATACCAGGGCGAGTGGATTTGTAGAAGGCGGCTCTCATGATGTCCTTACACTGGTTTGCGGCTGCGTCGTGCGCACCACGCTGATAGCATTGATCGGGAGCGTCTGTGCGGCACCGACACGCAGCCGGAAATACATCGCGTCGTCGGCCTCGGCCCATCCAGCGAGCGCCATAGCCGAGGCGAACGCGACAGCACTCGTCGCGTCTTCCTCTTCCCTCCACCCAAACAGGGCCGTCGGGGGGGAGGCAGCGCCGCCTGCGAGCGCAGTCGTATCGTCGGTCTCAGCCCACGTCAGCCCGGCGTTCGCCAGCACGGTTACGCTGAAGCCTGTAAGGTCGGATTCTTCGGCCCAGCCGATTGCGGCGTCGATACGGAGCGTTGCAAGAAGCGGAGCCGTATCATCTGCCTCCGCCCATGCGATACCGCCGGATACCGCGTTTCCGCACTGTGCGGAAATGGCGACAGCGTCGTCGGTTTCCATCCAGTTTGGTATGACATGAACTTGCGCAGCCGTCGTCAAAGCAATGGTGTCGTTCACCTCGACCCACCCGGCTGATGCAGTCACGCTGGTATCGACCGCGACCGATACGGTTGCGAGGTCGTTGGTTTCGGTCCACACCGCGGCGGTCGGGATTGTATCGCCATAACGTATGAGGACCGCTGCCGTGTCGTTGGCTTCAGTCCAGCTCGCCGCGGTGTTCGCCTTGGCGACAGCGGTGATGTCGGCGAGATCGTTTTCTTCCGTCCAGGTTACTGCCGCCTCGAATCCGGCATGCGCCGCGACCGCAGCGACGTCGTTTGCTTCAGTCCAGGCGCACGTCGCCGCGAGGGACGCACTTGCCACGACCGCACAAACGTCAGACGCCTCTGTCCATGCTATGGCTGCGGATGGTACGACGGCCGCAGTCGCGGTCAAGACCACTGCATCGTCCGCTTCGACCCATGCCGCCGTAACTGATACCGACGCCGCATCGACAGGCTGTGTGCCTAACGGCAGAGCGGAGAGGGGGCTGAATCCTAAACTCATTTTCGGCTTCCGTTATAGCGCATACGCCGCGATGAACAAATTGTCTATCTGTAGGTCTGTCAGGCCGAGAGCGGAGGCAGCCATCAGAATCAGCGGGTCGTCACGCTTCACAGTGCCGGAATACTCGAATTTTGCTTGCGCTTTCTCGCGGGTTACCGGATCAGGAATGGACGCGAACATGGCGTTGATAGGCGCTAAAAGCCCGGCATCGATTAGCACTTCCCGCGCCTGCCACATGGCGACTGACTGCGGCACCGACATAAGCCGATCTTGCTCGATCTGCTCAGTCGTCCAGTCGGTTACTGCCCATACCTGAGTGCCGTCCACAACGGTGTAGGACGCGCTCTGGTGTCGCGTGATAGTAGGCTTCTCGACCATCGTTACCTGGGTCAGCTCCACAATCTGATCTTTTGGGAAGTTAGCAGGGTAGCGCGTGCCGTCCGTGCCGGTGTATGCGTCGCCGGACTGGATTATGTTTTGGTCGGGGGTAAGCCACATGGTATTCCTTTAGTCGTAGAGTCCGTAATTGAACCCGGCCGGAGGTGCGTAAGCGAGGGGGGCAGTACCGAAGTTCACAGTTATCGTGGGTGTTGTAGACCCGCTATTGCCAACAGCCGCGAAGATTACTCCGGTCAATCCAGAGTAAGCCACTCCCAAAGCCACACCGTTCCGATAAAAGGCAATTGTTCCGTTGTCCATATCCAGTGCGACGCCAACTACGTCGGACAGACTTCCGGCTGCATTGTAAGCATCCCCCACTCCACCGCTGTATTTTTTGCCGTTGAAATCATAGAAAGCCCAACTGGTAGCTTCGGCACCGGGATACGTGGTTACTGGAGCAGCGCTGGTAGCTACTCCGAGAGTCGGGCCAGTGAGTGTGCTCACTGTGCATTCCCAGTACCACTTACCGGAGGACTTACCAATGGTAGAACGTGCCTTGGATGCGGCAGTAGTACAGGTCGCGATCAAGGCACCACCCGATAGGGTTATAGTGGAGGATTTGTCAGCTGGGTTCAGTGTTGCATACCTTTTTACGGGGAGCATCAACCCGAAACTTCCGCCCAGCATCAGGCCACTCCATGCTTGTTGAGCGAAAACCATATCTCTGTGGCGCTGACGACATAGTACGAGATCAGGTTCCGTGCACTGGCGGTGATCGATACAGTCGGCGTCGCCCCATCAAACGGTATCCAGTTCGACCCGAATGCCAGTGTGCTGGGTGCAGCGTTCTGTAGCAGGGCGATCTGCCCGGACTGCCCTGCTACCGCGCCGGTTGGATTCGACAGTGTTTGCCCGGTCGTCGCCTGCAGCGCCAGTGAAAAGTTATTGGCTGCCGCGAGATTTACAGCCACCAGATTCGAGGCAACCGTGAGTGGGGTGACGCCGCCGATCTGTGCCGCAGCCCAAGTCTGCACAGCAGTCAGTACGGCGAGACTGGCGATCTGCGAAGCCGTCATGTCGAGCCATACCTGCTTGGTGCCTGCCGAGAAAGACACTGCCGCATCTGCGTTGCTTGACGCGGTGACGGTGGTGCGCGTCAGGGTATTTGCTGCCGAGTACGTGGCTTTGCCGGTTTCCCACTCGCCCGTAGGATTGCCGGAGCCGTCTACTCCCTGGATCGTGTAGTAACAGGTATCGGACGGGCTGGTGCAGCGGCTGGCGAACGATTTAAACCCGAGCACAGCCCCCGCCAATATAAACGCGCCCGTACCGGTGCTGGTCGAGGTTTCCTTAATCCGGTCTGCGATGATGAGGGCCATGTGTCAACCTTATGCGTTGCCGCGTGTGATCGTGAAGGCGGTCACTGCTACTGCCACGCCGACCGAGATCGTCGTGGTGTTCAGGATCAGGTCGGCTGCCGAAGTGCCGGCCGAGCCATCCAGCACATGTGTGGTGCCGTCGGCCTTGACGATGCGCCACCAGGACGCAGTACCGGCAGCTGCGCCTGTGGTGTTTGCAGGTAGAGTGGGCGACAGGACAGCAGCGGCGGCTGCGGGGGCGAACGGCGAGGCGAGCGTGAATTCCGCCAGCAGCGTGGTCGCTGCACCTCCTGTGGCTGGGCGGGCACCGTCGTAGATGCGCAGTTTGGCGCCGGCGCCAGCAAAAGTTGTGATGGCGTCCATTTGGGCGTTGCGGAGCAGTACGTTATAGCCTGTGGTCATCTTGATTCCTTACGGTGTGGTGGTCACTTCTTTGATGATGGAAACGGCGCCGCTCAGTAGAGTAGTAACTTCGCCGGCGACGGAAACGAGTTCGAGGTCATACACGCCGTTCGCCCAGGCGAACGATGCGGTGTCGGTCGCGCTCAACAGCAGCGTGATGGTCTTGGCCGCATCATCGAGCACGATCCTGGCATTCGCATCTGTCAGCGAGATCAGCTCAGTACCGCCGATGCGGTCCTTGATCGACATCCGCGCGGTAAATCCGGCCAGGTCAGCCGGTGTATAGAACCGCAGGTATCCGCCGCTCGCATAAGGGGCGAAGCTGGCCGCATTAACGTCGTTCAGAGCGATGCTGTCCGCGCTCAGTACTGTGACCGGGCGATAGTCCGCCTTCTTCGGCGGCGTGGCGGCATTTATCTGAGTCATGCCTTTTACCGACACGACCGCTGCTTTCCAACCGTCCGGGATACCATGCCCCGTCGCGGTTACTACCACAGGCGCTGTCTGTGTGACGTCAGTGATAGGTTTATAGGCGATCAGTTGCGTCTCCCAGCGCACGATGTGGCGGTAAGTGGCGCCTTGACGGATACTGAGGTCGAGTTCGACAGTCATGGATTACAGGCCCCCATACTGAACGACTCTGGTCTTGTGCTTGGCGCGGTCTTTCTCTTTCTTGGCATCGGCGCAATAGACGCGGAACTTCTGCTCGAACCCTTCTGCCTTGTTGCGGTCGAAGGTCTCGGCGTCCTGCTTGCTGTAGGCGCGCGACTTCATCCACAGGCCCAGGCCGGTCTTGTGCTGGTCGGCTACTTCGAGCTTCTGGTCTTCATCGTCGATGGTCTTCAGCGGCAGGCGGTCGACCAGCAGCTGAATTGTGCCGACGGCGTCCGGGGCCGGATACAGCCGTGCTTTTCCCGGTTCCATGCCGGTGATCAGGTACTTCACCCGGCCGGTACGGCCGTCGAACCGGATGCGCAGCTGCGCCATGCCCTCGAAGTTGATGACCTCGATCGGCAGACCGTCGGTGACGTTATAGGCGTTGCGCAGTTTCAGGATCAGCGCGCTAAGCGGCACCCAGTCTGAGGCTGGGGTGTAGTTAAGTACTGTCAGGAGCGTGGAGGCGTCACCGAGCCCGCCGGTGAGGCGGCAGAACATCTTCTGGGCATCGTCCAGATAGTCATAGATCTCGGGGTCCGACCAGAGAAAAGGCTCCATCTGGTCGACCACATCGGCCCGGAACTGGTCGCGCAGCTCGGTGCTGTTCATTACTCGGCCTTGTCAGCCAGTTGAAACTCGGCCCACAGCGCATCGCGCTCTTTATTGTCGATGATGAAGCCCATCTGTGCGGCCAGCGCCTTGGCGTGCGGCACGCCGGTGCCGGTGAAACTCTCGCGCTTGGCGTCCAGGACCAGCTGCTCGAAGGCGGCGAAGATCAGCCCCTTGCGCTCGATCGGGTCCAGCGGCTCTTTTGAGGCGGTGCGGATTTCTTCCGGCAGTTCGTCTTCCGGCAGGGCACCGACGGCCTGCACCTCGGCCCAGAGTGCGTGTGGGACGTGCGTAGGCTCGCCCTTCTTGAATTCAATCGCGTGGCCTTGCAAGGACACGATTATCTTGTTGCGGTTGAGAACAAACTTCATATCGGCGCTCCAGAACGGTAGATGGGTCGAAGCCGGGGCGGTAGTTATCTACCGCCCCGGACCGTGTTACTTAGGCGATCTGCACTTCCTGTGCGCGGCCGTCAACGGTGTACATCACGCGTAGACGGAACTTACCGGCGGTAGCGTTAGCCACCGTGTAGGCAAGGGTCATGCGCAGGTTGGCACCGGTAGACTGAGAATCCTCAGTAACCAGACCGGTCAGAGTGAACGCAGTACGGCCGGTGGCCAGTAGGCTGACCGCGTTGAGCAGGTCGGTGGTAGCGCCGGCGATGCCCAACGAGATCGTCGCCGCTGTCGGGCCGACGTAGGCCACGTCGACGATCAGCTCACCGCCGGTGATTACGGCGCCCACTGGTAGCGGGATGCAGTCGAACGTGACGGTGTTGGCGACTGGGCCGGTCAGTCCTGCCTGCGCAGGGTCTGTCGACAAGGCTGGCGTAGAACCGAGAGTTTTGGCGGTCAGGTCGACCGAGTCCGTTACCCAGTTATTGAAGCTGGCGATGATCTGCGCAACCAGAGGGAACTGAGCAGAGCGGGAGGCAAGTAATTTCATCCTGGTTCTCCTTATTTCTGAGCCACGTAGACCGACATCACGCCGAAGTCTTCGACGGAGCCGTTCTCGTAGATCGAGCCGAATTTCGGTTTCAGGAAGCCGAGGATTTTTCCAACCGAGATACCTTGCGAGTTCTCGTAGTCGAAGCCCTTTTCTTCCCATTCCGGAGCGCCGATGTCTGCCATGCCGAGCGCCTGGGCGCCGCAGAACAGCACCTGGCAGCCATCGACGGTGCCGGCAGCACCGTACTTGGCGCCGGAGATGGCGCCAGTGGTGTTCGGCACATGGCGGAACTCGTGCAGGTAGATGCCGTCGATCTTGACCGAGGCGCCGGTAAACAGCGTGCTGTTCTTGTCTGGGCTCTGCGAATGACGCAAGTTCAGCAGGTAAGTCGGGTCGAGCTTCAGGTTGGCCATCACCGACGGTGTGACGAACGCATGGTAAGTTTCCTCGCCACCCTCCATCACGCCGCGGATGTAGCGGTCCTTGGCGGCTGCTTTCAGCGCCACGAACATTTCCCAGGCGATGGTGTCGGTCGCTGCCACTGCGTTGGATGCACCGGCGGCGATCAGGCCCTTGGCGGTGTTGTCCCAGCGGAAGCGGCGACCGTTCGACGGCGCGGTTACGTCGGCGGCGAACTCCAGGAACTGCAGGTCGGAGCCGACGCGGGTCGCGCCGTTGTTGCGCTTGGCATACGAGATACCGGCCATGGTCAGGAACGCCATCTGGTCGATGCGGTCCGCCAGCCAGTACGACAGCACGTTCTTGGAGTTGCCGCGGAATTCGACGATCGACTTCTGGTCGGCCATCCGGCCTTCGTGGCGGTTGGCATGGCGCAGCTGATCGATCCGGATTACCTGATCGAAGGTCTGCATCTGTTCTTCGTTGCCTTCCAGCGTGCGGTCGCCGGCGATACCGTCGCCAGTCAGGTCAGCCAGCAGGGTGATAACGGCGCGTGCGCCTTTTTCGGATTTCTTGAGTTCGGTGATGTGCTGGACCAGCGCGCCGGGGCCGGAGCCGAGGAATTTGCCGATGAAAGACTGGTTGCGGGCCTGTTTCCACAGGTCGCGGCTCCACATGGTTTTTTGTTCATTGGTCAGGAGACCGAAGTTGGTCAATGCCATTAGGCACCTCCGTAGAATCGTTAAAGAAGAGACTGCTCTTGCTTTATCGAGTGTCGTTCGATCTACGGAGTAGGCGTGTCGTGCCTATGACGTTACCGACAGTCTAAGACAAAAAAATAGATTGCACAAGCAATCTATTTTAGATTTGTAGAGCGGACGGCGAATTAAACTGTGTGCGTGCCCTCGACACCGCGCCGCATGCGCTCGATGGTGCGTTGCTGAAGCCAGTGCTGAGCTTCCTCGATATGTGTCAATGCGCACGCGTTGGCCTTACACGCGAATGGGCCGGCTTGGAAGCTGCGCAGACGGTCAGCGACTATGGCAAGTAGCACCTCGTGGGTGACGCCGTTGACACCGTTTTCGGGAATCGTGCCGTTCTGGAACAAGATAACCTGTCTACTGAACGACGCCTTGTACCCTTCGGCGTCTGTTGCTGACGCGTTTCCACCGGTGTCCATACCGGTGATCTCGTAGCGGTGGTTCGCCCCGCCCGCGCCTGGTTCGTCCGTTACCGTAAGAGTCAGGGTATCGTTGGCCGGGTTGATTTTGTGTTCGTTGAGTACGCGCATAGTCTTCTCCGTCGTTAATTAAAAACTACAGGCTATCCCCGCGCATCCGCGCCAGGGTCTTTTCATCCAGCTTGGCGAACTCTTCCTGGCTCATCTTCATTGCCTTCTCCGCGGTCAGCTCGCCGCCGTCCTCGTTGTTCAGCCCGACCTTCGCGGTACTGGCCGGCGTGGCCTTGGCGGCTGCGATGTTGCGCTTCAGGGCTTCCTGCTTGCGCAGCTTGGCGACCTCGTCCTTGTCGACGTTCGGCGTCACCTCGGTGGCCGATTTCTCACGGCCGGTCTCGGCGCCCAGCACATATTTGACGGCTTTCTGCAGCGCGGCGCTCGGAGTCAACCCCTTGAGCTCGTAGGCGTCCTTCAGCTCCAGTACCTCGGCCACCGCGTCTTTGTCGAACTCCTCCGCTTCCGGGTTCAGCGCCGGGAATGCCGCCTCCAACCGCTCCACCACGGTGTCGTAGCGCACCCGTTCGACCGCCCGCACTTCTGCCGCCTGCGCCTTCATATCGGACTTCTGATCGCCGATGGTGCGCTCCAGACGACGGATTTCGCTCATCTTGGCGGTGGCCTTGTCGATTTCGCCGTCGGCCAGCAGCTTGTTGTACTCGGTTTCCAGAGCCACCAGCTTGGTCTCGGTGGCCTCGATCGCCTCATTGGTCTGCTCGACCTGCGCGCCTTGCTTGTACTTGGCCAGCTCGGCGACTGCTGCATCGCGCGCGGCGCGCTCCTTCTCCAGAAGCTCCTTATGCCTCGCCATCGGGATGCGCGAGTCCTTTTTGGCTTTCTTGTCATCTTCCTTGCTGTCCTCGCCGTCGCCTTCCGTCTCTTCGGTCTTCTCATCCTTCATCGGGTCGACGATTGGGTCTTCGACTTTTGGTGCGCCGGCGTCCAGCGTGTCGCCACGATCTTCGCCGGCTCCGCCGCCCCCGCCGCCTTCGTCGTCCACTGCGAACATGAAGAATGGGGACAGCAGGTATTTCAACAGGTTGGAAAACTTCATGGGTCAAGCTCCTTGGGTAGGGTTAGGTTTCTGTGATCGTGCGACCCGGTCGGCTACGGCCTTCTGCGCCGCTGCCTGCTGGGCCAGCTGTTGCTTCTGCTGCATCTCCTGCTGCTTCAGCTCGAACTCCTTGAGCTGCATCTGCTGCTCGAACTGGAACTTCTCGCGCGCCAGCTGCGTCTCGGCCTGGACCTTCATCATCTCGGCCTCGTTGCCGCCCTCGCCGGTCTCGATTGGGGTCTGGGCGTCCTTCTGGGTAGCGACGCCCTCCTTCTGGGTCTTGGCCTGTTTAAGCTGCGCATCGGCCTGTTTCTGGGCGATCTCGGCCTCGGTTTTGCCGACTTCCGCCTCCTGCCCGCGCTGCTGCAGCTGCGCGGCGGCCTGTGCTTGTGGCGAGTTCGTGCTGGCTTCGAGCTGCTTGATGAGGTCGTTCTTGTTGAGCAGGCGGCTGGCTTTGATGATGAAGCTGTCGGGAATCTGGATGCCGAGGTCCTTCTTCATGCTCACGGCCTGGTCGAACTGGCTGTCTTCCAGCGTTTCGCGCTGCGGTACCGAGCTGATCGTGACGTCGAACTCGCCCAGGGTCAGGTCATTGAGCACGTACCCTTCGGGGCTGGTTTGGTTGATCGTGATGTCTTCGGTGCCGCCGCCATCGCGGTCGTGGGTGATGGTCAGGATGCGCTCCTCCGTGTAGAAGGTCTGCACCAGGTCGAGGATGTTGCGGGCCAACATGAAGTCGGTGCGCACCAGGCTGTCGAGCGGCTTGGCCATGTTGGTACTGGCAGCCTGGCGCTTGGTCTGGATTGCCTTGGCGGCCACGTCCTCGCGGTCCATGCCCTGCTGGCTGTCGCTGACCCCGGAGATCGTCTTGATGTGCTCCTCGGCCTTGTAGCTGATCCGGTCCAACCCTTGCGGCGTGGCGTTCGGCTGGATTTTCTCGACCTCGTCCAGGTTGCCGTTCATTTCGATCACCAGGCCGGTCTCGGCACCGCGCTGCTCCAGCTCCTCGATGCTCATGGTGGCCAGCGCGCCGGTCTTGACCTTATAGCCGCTGTTCGCGCTCGAATTGACGACGTGCAACTCCTGGGAGCTGACCTTGTTCAGCAGTTCCTGCGGGCCGAGCAGGTTCTCGACTAGGCCGACGGTCTTGCCGCGGCGGAAATATGGGAAGTACGGCACCACGGTGAAGTGCTGGTACGGGCTCCAGTCGTCGTGCAGCACGATGTTGTCGGAGATCACGGTCCAGCGGATGCGCTTGACCAGTTTCGGGATCACTTCGTAGCCGAACTGCTGGCTGACCAGCGCGATGCGGTTGCGGTCCCAGTCTGCCGGTACCGGCCGCATGTCGCCGGTTTTCGGGTCGATGAAGTGCTTCTGGCGGTCCAGCACCCGGTGCTGGCGCTCGATCACGCGCAGGTTGCGCAGTACCGGGCTCATGTCGTGGCCCTGTATCGCGTTGCCGACTAGGCTGACCTTGTTACCGAAGCGGTCGCGTTCGGTGTCGATTGCGTCGTAGCCGTACGGGAAATAACTGCCGTCGCGGTTGCGCAGCAGGTCAGCGTCGGTCTTCGAATACAGCACTGCGATATCGTCGGCGGTCATCCACTTGGTGACGAACACCTCGTTCCAGCTGTCCGGATCGTGTTCCTCGGCGTCGTTGTCGATCAGGACGTTCTTCGGGTTGATGTTTTCGATCCGTACCTCGCCCTGCATGGCGTCGCCGAAGTCCATTCGGACGTCGAGGAAACCGCGGCTGGTGATGATGCCGTCGGCGAACATGTCGCTGCGGCGCCAGTCTAGCTGGTTATTGTCGGAAATCTGCTTGAATACCTTGGTCAGGATGTCGGCGGTACCGCTGTCGGCGCCGGACTTGGGCCGGAAACTGATCTCGGATCGGTTGTAAATCTGCTCGCCCATCACGTTGCCGATGGTGGAGATGATCTTGTTGATGGTCAGTGCCGGTCGGCGGCTTGCCTTCAGTGCCGCCAGGTCTTCCGGGGTCCACTGCTCGCCGCGAAAGTAGTTCTCGCATATGTTCGCTTTACGGGCGAAGTCGGTATGACCAGTTTCTCTTGCATACTGGTAACGGTACCAGACCTTGGACGCTAAATCGGTGTTGAGGGGCATTTGCGCTCTTTCGTTATGCTGCCATGTGACTCGCACCGGCCAGGCCGCCGCGGAGTTTGTCTTTCCAGGACTTCGGCGGCTTGGGTTTGGCCTCTTGCGGCGGCTCGCTGCCGACCGCCATCTGGGCCATCCACGCCATCGAGTCGACGCAATCGTCGTGGACGCCAGCCGGGAAGCGCAACATCTCGTTTCTGACCGTGTCGAACCACTCGGCGTCCTGATTGAAGCTCACCATGCCCTGCTGCATCCGGCCCTGGAGCACCCTTCCGCGGGCCATCTTGTCTGTGATCGGTCGGAGCACTACGATCGACGGGTAAAACTTCGTCTCCCGCATGCGCTTCTTTAGTAGAGCTTCGATAGAACGGTAGATTTGACCGTCCTCGAAACCCAGTGTCAGGCTTGGATGGTACCATCTCTTTGCAAGATTGAGAATAGACTCGACGATGAAGAAGGCGTCGCCGGACTTGAAGCGGATCACCTCGGCGGCGTGCAGCACATCGTCATAATCCTGCAACCCGACGGTGCCGACCGTGTAGTCGTTGTGGGCGCGTTCGGAGATCGCGAAGTCCCAGGCGATGTAGACCTTGGAGTTCCGTAGCGGCGGTAGCGGACCGCGCTTGAATTGGTCCTTGGTGAAGTAGCTGCCATCGTCCGGTACCGGGTTCTGCTGGTACAGCGCCGACCAGAATCGGGCCGGCAACGTGCGCTTGATCTTCATCATCTTCGCCAGATCGAAGCGAGCTGGGTGCAGCACCTCACCCTTGCTCCTGAGCAGTCGGCCGTCGGCCGGCGCAACGTCATAGGTGATCAAGTCGGTGTCGTAGTCCAGGTACTCATCGTGTTCGGCCACCGCTGGGTACTTGACCACATCGAAGCGGTCGACATCTGCGTCGTCCGCTTTGGCATTGGCCATCTCGGTCTGCAGTCGGCCGGCCAGATCGTCGTCGTGCCACCAGGTCTGTACCACCAGTACGCCGCCGCCTGGAGCCAAACGGGTGTAAGCAGTCGAACCGTACCAGTTCCAGATCGCATCGCGGCTCGTGGCGGAGTCCGCCTCCTCGGCGTTCTTTACCGGGTCGTCAATGATGAGAATATGACAACCTTTTCCTGTGATCCCGCCCCCTACCCCGGCAGCAACATAGCCCCCCGGCTGCTTGAGCAGCCCCCAGCTCTCGGACGACTTGTTCTCAGGGTCCAGCCGGATGTCGAACACAGTCTGAAACGCCTGGTCTTCGAGCAGTGCCTTGACTTTCTTGGAGAAATCCATCGCCAAGCCGACGTTATACGAGCAGGCGATGATTTCATGGTCGGAATGGCGCCCCATGTGCCACGCTGGGAACGTTTTAGAGGCGATCTCGCTGTTATGTGTGGCCGTCAGCTTACGGCCAGCCAGATAAAGCCCGTCTGGGCTATCGACCTGGATACAGTTACCTTGTTTGCCGCTCTCAACCCGCTCGACCGCCACAATGCCGACTCTCCTCTGGGGGGCGAAAGTACGAATCTGCTTCCTCTCAAGGGTGAGTGGGATAGGCATCGTCGGCTGGAACCCGACCACCCAATACACTTGCTTTCCCTGGATTCCAGACGTGCTCAAGCGGGGCTGAATCTCCTGCTCATATGGGCGAAACCCGAGCCCCTCACACAACTCAATCACGTCGTTTACCAGCCGCCTATTGACCGACGTGAACGAAACCCGCCCATTTTTATCGGTGCAGCCGTCTGTGTCGATAAGCCCCGCCAACAACTCCAGACGGAGTGGAATCGTCAATCGTTGGTACGATTCCGGAATGTGTTTGTCCTTATAAACACCGAGGTCCTGAAGTTCCTTCGTCAACCGCCCGGAAACCTTCGGGCGAGGGCCGCTGAAATAAGTCGTCAATACTCCGGTGGTTCGGTGGGGACATACGGCGCTAACCGGATATCCAAGGCTTTGTATCTTGTCGGTAATCCCGAAGTCGCCGGCAGCTCCATTTATGCACGGCTTGCCTGCGCTTCCGTCGCCCAGCCACGCCCCCAGTGTGTACGGGTGCGTGGTGAACTCAGTGCCCGTATATTGCAACGCTGCGGCGATGGGGAGCTGGTACGTGTTCCTGGCCGCACCGAGGCGTGTTTTGCCGGTACGCCCTGGAGCAAGCAGGAAGCGGGTCTCCAGTGTCGCCCAAGTACCGCTAGCGCGGCTGTACACGGTCCATTCATGGTCTTCGTGGCAGAATATCTGCTCTCCGTTCGACAGCGTGACCCTGACATCGGAACTCGTCTTGTCAGAAACCGCCAAGACCCTCACCACATGCCCGTCTGGATGAAACACAGAGTCACCAGGTCTAAGCTCGCCGTGGGTAGTCCAGCCACCCGGTGTTGGGACCGCTGTATCGTCTGCCAGCTGCTTCCCAGACCTCGGAGGCATAAGAAGCATCAACCGCGGGCTTAAACCGGCTGCTACGTCGTCTGAGAAGCGTTCCAGGCGCCGGCAGATGTCTTCATGTACCCACCCAGCCGTGTATTTCGGGTTCATGCGCTGAATAAACGGTAAAAGTTTCCGGCGTGACAATATCCGGCTTGCCATCTCCTGCTTGGCGGCGCTCACTGCCGGGTTCTTTGCCGGGCTATTCATCATTCAGGTCTTTTTCCTGGTCGCGTGTAACCGGATGCGTCCGGGCCAGGTCGGCCCACACCGCGTCGGTGCCGTCTTCCGGCTCGAGCGGGTCCGGACACGGGCCGGCTTGCCAGGGACCGGGCCTCGAGGTCAGCCAGTACTTCATCTTCGGCGCGTTCATGGACCTGTTTTCGTCAGGGATTCGTAGACCCGCAGCTCATAGCCAATGTCGGGGATGCGATCCAGCACCGCGAGAGCTTCCGCGCGTGTGGCGTACTTCGGGCTGACTGGCTGCCAGCCGGTATGCGGGCCGGCAAAGGCTTCGATTACGTGGCCATCACAGTTAGTCGTCATCTTCTGCCTCCGCTACCTCGGTAAATGTCACGTCCTCGACTTCACCCTTGACCAGCTGCAGCAGCTCGGCGTCGCTCAGCCGTTCCAACTTCTTCATGGTGACGTCGCCACTGATGTTGATGTCGATCGTGCGTTTGACCGGTTCGTAGTAGCCGCACATTTTCCCGACTTCACGCCAGGCGCCGGTCAGGGCGGTTGGGTCAGCCAGAGTGCGCGCCATGTCGGCCGCTTCCAGGAAGCCCTCCATCACCCTCTTGCGGGTCATCTGGCTGGCCTCTTCGTAGAGCGCTTTCTCGACGTTATAGATTTTTAGGATCGCTGGGTCTTTGGCCAGGCGGTAAGCCATTGTGCCGTTGTCGGAATAGCCGGCGCGGTAACTGGCCGACAGGATCGACTCGCCGCCGGCCCACTCCTTGACGAACAGTTTCTGTTTCTCGGTCAGGGGGCGGTCAGGATTGTGGGTTTCGATGATGGCGACATTGCCGCCGTTGGTCGGGGTCTTGCGCAGAGCAGCGATGCGTTTGGCCTGACCCTCCGGCGACTTCTTGGCCGCGCTCTTACGACGGGGTTTAATCGTGAGGTCGTCCCTGGCGCGTATTTTTAGGTCAGCGGGGTCTTTGCGCTTGGTCACTCTATCGCTCTCTATAATAGATTTGACGTAGAGTCTATCAGTTCCTGAAAATATTTTTTGGAAAATTTTCTGGAATTTTTGCTGGGTACCGGCTTCTGGGTCCCTCCTCACCCCTCGCCCACCGAACCACCCCACTTCGGATTCGTCTCCAGGCCAGCCCGAAAGGAGTCTCTTCACTGCCGGGCACAGGAAACCAAAGTCAAGAGCAGCACACGCATCTTGGCTGGCGCTGTCAGTCAAGCGCAGACGCGATACCCCGCCGCGTCTGGTCAGTCCTGCTTGTGTGTAACTAACCTAATGGAGAATCACCATGACCAAACTCACCACTGCACAGATGCGCGACGAACTAGACCGCGAGCGCGCCGCACGTATCTACCAAGAGAAAGAGATCGCCGAACTGCGCTACCTCGTGGAAGACCTGCGCGGCAAGCTGGCCAACGTAACCGAAGTGGCCTCGGCACTCAACACCATGCCGCAGTGGCAGAGAGACCGGGCGGCTGCGATGGCTGCGGCGAAGCAGTTGGCCGTATCGAAGGGTAAGACGGTCCGGGTTTGATCCACCAAGGACGCGCAAAACCCCGCGCGTCCGGTCATCTCTGCTTTTGTGTTTCATCTCACTCAATCAATCTAAAGGAGTTCTATCATGGCTACTCGTTCACAAACCAAACAAGCCGCACAATCCGTTGACTTCACAGAAGCTCTGGCCGCGCAGCCGCAACCGGTGCATGCCGACACCGACAGCATGGAGTTCTCGATCAAGGACTTTCTAGCGATGGCGGGCGTGCAGCTGCCGGGCTGGAAGCGCGTACTGCTCAACTTCATCGCCTGTTTCACCGCAGGTTTTGCGATCGGCACCGTCGGTCAGATCATCATAAATATCCTGTTCACCGGAGCGATGACTGTCACGGGATCGCTGTTCGTTGCATGGGTGCTGTACAGCGTCGGCTTCATCATCATGCTGTACGCGGCGATCAAGGCAGGTGCTGCAATCAGCCGCTACATCCTCGGCGGCAAGATCGACGAACATGCAGCCTGCGCCAAGGACAAGGTCGCCGGCTGGTTCAGCTGGGGCGGCAAGAAGGAAGTGCAGGCGGCGTAACGAAAAGCTCGGCGGGTTTCGGCCCGTCGCGCTTTTTCGCGGGTTTGCTCCGTCCTGAACCGGAGGGCTCGACCCAAGGTTCCCAGCATGCTGAACCGGAGGGCTCGTGAACTCCGTAATTAAATTCTCTGAACCGGAGGGCTGGTGAACTCCGTGTTCAACACTATACTCTAGGGGAGTACAATGATTATTGAATCGGGCGTGATCGTCGCGCTGGGTTTGCTGTTCGTCTTTTTTAAATGTTCGTGGCGCGTGCGAATGAAAATGTTGTCATATCCTTTGGCTATGGATATCGGAATATTCATAGCACTTAACATAATTCACTGGGGCACGTTTAGTGGTGTAATGGTCGCGGCGACCGGCGCGCTCATTACATCGGCACTACTTTCCGCAGGCCGATATCTGTATGGGCATATCACCGACGGGCTTTATTACAGCGGTGTGTTCAATGTGATTAAACGAATTCAAGGAGATTGAGATGAGTACTGACGAGATCGTCGCATGGGTTCACAGATTCAACCCTTACGACACAGTTGAAGAATGCATCGAGGCGTACAACACGTACCAAGCGTATCGCAGCGAAGGTCAGAGCGACATAGTGAGTAAGCAATACGCAGGACTAGCTTAATCAACCACCAGACTCCCAACCCCAGGGAGTCTGGTCATTTCTGCTTTTGTGTTGTACCCACTCACAAAGGAGAAATGACCATGGCAATTAAAACTGAATACGTTTACGACAGCGCTAACAACGACAACCGAATCCTCACCATTCACTCTTGCGGCTACACCACGACAGTGTACGTTGCAGCAGAGCCCATCCGCGAGATCGACCCGGATGAACCTGTATGCATCACGTATGCAGCCACCAATCAGAGCAATCAGGTGTATGCGGATATCACGTTCGACATGATTGCTGCACTCGAGGAGGAACTGGGATGCCCACTGGCCACACACTAAACGAGTACCACATCATGGCAACTGTACGCAGCGCACCTACGCTCCTGCATGTCTTTGCCTGTAACCGCTCTGAAGCATTAACCACTGCATCACGCCAAGGCACCGATCTGTTGGTGCTGTTCGCAACTCGCTCCGTTACTCATTAACCTCAAGGAAATATCATGCCTATCGCCAACGCACTCACAGAAGCACAGATCAAGTCCAAAGCACGCGCTGCCGCCGTCCGTACCGATAACGCATCACGCCCTGTACCGGAAGATCAGGATGTAGTGATGCAACGCGCCATGTCCAATAAACACTATCAATCGGCTGCCGGCTCCGCAACAGTAGAAGCTATGAATATGTCCAGTGAAATCAAGTACGACAATCGCGGCAACCAGTTGGCATCTATAGACACTGCACCATTGCTCACCAACCCGATGGAATATCTGGACAGTCTGGTCAGTCTTGCACCAGCTAGTGAATACTTCGCGACCAATACCATCGTTGGATCACTCGGCTATTCAGTGTGCAGCCAATTGCTCTGGGCTTACCGTAAGGCGAACGCAAGGGCCAAGCTGCCAGAGCCAACCATCGACATCTTCAATGGCTCATACGCTGATATGTTCGAGAAACGTGCAGATAAAGAAATGTCTGAAGACGACGGACACATGGCTCTGCCGGAGTTCGATGTCACGGTGCTCACCGGTGTCTACATGCAGATGCTGTACATGCAACGTGGCAATCCAGACTACGCTGCAAAGTACCCGCCTAAGATGCCGCACGAACTAATCCACAAAATGCAAACGAACGACCGAGATAAGGAACTTGACGTCGCGTACGACACGATCGAAAAAGCACGGCGTGCTGCCTCTCCTGCCAGGTACGCTATCGAGGCAAAGCGAAGCAGCTCTGCTCAGGCTATCGATGAGCACAAGGCTCGCGTACACAAAGTTGAGATGGACTACGTGCTGTCCTCACTACGGGACACTGTACCAACTCGGCTCACGGACGACTTATGGGTATCCATCCCCCTGCACGTTCAATATAGATGGAGCGTGTCCGTCTACAACCAAGTCGTTAGCGCTATAGACCAAGAGGAACGCCGTAAAGATCGAGACAGCGACAGAATCGATCACCTATACGACATCGTCAATGCACTGCACCTCGAACTGGAAGCAGCGGCACGTACAGCAGAAGTACGGACCGCATTCGATCAAGGCCGACTTGGCGAATGGGAAGACATCTCAGTCAATGCAGTTATTGCGCAAGCAGCCAAACCAAAGCTGACCCGTATCCCTCACGGATGCAGTGACGTCACAACCATCACACCTCTGCATTAATCACCGCGCCCACTCCGAAAGGAGCTGGGCGCATTTCTGCATTACCCTTACATGCATACTGAACTGGCAAATTTGGCCTGTTCCAATGTTCCGTGTTCCACTTCCCAATTCGTTTCTATACCTATATACAATATACCTACCCTACCTACTACTCTATTCTTCTTGTGTTATAAATTAAAACAGAACAGAACAATAGAACAAATAAGTAAACAAAGGGCTCCAAGCGTTTTTGGTGTTCTGTTGTTCCATTTTTAGCCCTAAAACTAATGTCTCCGTGGCTCTAAATTAGAGCGTAGAATCATTTCCCTCAATACCCATGAAAAACACCGTCTGAACTAAGGACTTTCCCATGCAGCTGACGTTCCTAAAAGCCCCCGTACCACTCACCAAATCCTATGCCAAGAAGGCAGACGGGACGATCAACAAGACCAGCTATCCGAATGTTTATGAGGTCACGTCGATCACCGAGGACGCGACCGATCTGCACCACATGGAGATCCTGCTGAAGAAACACGCAGTACTTGGTCACTGCCTGGTCAAGGGAAATCCAACACGCGCGTTGTCTTGCGAATCCCGCGCCGGCACCACGGACTCGAACGCCACTACCGAGTGGATCGTGCTCGATCTCGACGGTATCCCGAACGTGTCCACCATCGACGACTTCCTCAAGGCGTTGCGACTGGGGGATGTCTCATACATAGTACAGTGGTCTGCCAGCTACGGGATCGAGAACAAAGAACTACGCGCCCACATCTACATGTGGTTAGATAAACCGGTGCCAGCACAACTGATCAAGCAGTGGCTGATCCAGCTCAACCACACGATCTCCATCCTGCGGGACGCAATGGGTCTGACCAAGACCGGCAACGCCATTAGCTGGCCATTGGACATCTCCGCCTGTCAGAACGACAAACTGTTATACATAGCACCGCCGTTACTCAAGGGTATTAAGGACCCGCTCGGAAAAACCCCCCGCATCTCATACGTACGTAAGACCAACGAGACCCTCATCGTCCCGGGCACCATTCACTCCAGCGAACAAAATCGGATGCTGACTGCCAAGCGTATCAACGAGATACGCGCAGTGCTGGGCTACCCGCCACGCAAGACTACCTACAAGATGCACGGCAACACGGAAGTCATGAACAAGCCTGACTCCTGCATCGTGACTGACATGAAGATCGAACGCGGCTTCGTCTATTTCAATCTGAACGGCGGTGACAGCTGGGGCTACTTCCATCCGGAAGACAACCCGGACTATATCCACAACTTCAAGGGCGAGCCCGCCTATGTAACAAAGGAGCTGCTGCCCGAGTACTGGCAGAGCCTGACTACTCAGGCCGTGCGTGTATCGAGTCAGGGCGTCACCTACCTGGCGTTCTGCGACAGCAAGACTGGTGCCTACTGGCGTGGCACCCATGATGCGCAGACCGACACGCTCGACATCAATGAAGCCCGCAACGAAACTCAAGTGCGCCATTTCGCCAAGCAGCATGGTATGCCATTGGGCGACTACATCCCCGAGTGGGAGCTGACGTTCGACCCACAGGACAACGTCAAGGTCGACCCAGCCAACAAGTCGATCAACACCTTCCAGCCCACTGAATACATGCAGCACGACCTGCCCAAGAAAGCCGTGCCCTGCCCCAAGACCATCCACAAGGTGATCCACCATGCACTCGGATGCGACGATAAGATCACTGAGCACTTCATGAACTGGGTCGCGTTCATCCTGCAGTTCCGCGACCGCACCAAGACTGCATGGGTGATGCACGGACGCACTGGCACCGGCAAGGGCGTGCTGATGGACAGCATCCTGCGCCCGCTGTTCGGTCAGGCGCAGACCGCGGTACGGCAGGCTGAGAGCCTGAACGAGAAGTACAACGAGTATTTGAAGAACTGCTTCATCGTATTCATCGACGAGATCGAGGCCAAGGCGCTGATCAACGAACGCGGCGTAATGGCCAAGCTGAAGAACTTCATTACTGAGAAATTCGTCGCAGTGCGGCTCATGCGCAACAACTCGGTTGAAGTGCGCAACTACACCAACTGGATATTCGCCAGCAACAAGACTGATCCAGTAATGATCGACAAGGAGGACCGCCGGTTCAATGTCGGTAAGTATCAACCCGAACGGCTGGTCATCACCCAGCAGGAGATCGAGCAGACGATCCCGAAAGAGCTGCAAGGCTTTCACGACTACCTGATGCAGTACCAGGTCGACGCTGCACAGGCCGGTACTCCTATCGAATCGGATGACCGCGACAACATGATCTCGATCAGTGAATTGTCCGTGGACACTATCGGGTCTGCCCTCATCAACGGCAACTTCGAGATGTTCATGAATGAACGCCCAACCAGCGACAAGGAGAATCCCAACGGCCTTCAGGCAAACCGGGACCACGCATACGACGACGTACTGAAGGCGATTCTGGCGCGTACCGATCGCGCGGACGGCTCCTGCAATATTGCTCGAGACGAGCTGCACACCCTGTTCGACTACACGGCCGGCGGCATGCCGCAGACATCGAACAAGTTCACCAGCCTGCTCAAGCACCACCGCATCCACCTGGTCAAAGTCCGCATCGACAAACCCGTGATGGGCATGCGGGTTGAATGGAAGGATGTGAAGAACTTCCGTGACTATGAACTACAGATCACCCCCCTGAGAACCGCACCCAAACTGAGAGTAATGAAATGAACTCAATCCACCTCCTCCTCTCCGCACACCAAGCCGAATCGCTCCACACCGCGCTGCAGTCGCTGGACGGCAAGTACCTCGCTTCGCCTGATCGCAACACCGTCATCATGGTCAAGGACGCGCTGCACAGCCATCGCCGCATCCCACGCAAGGTCATGCGCGAAGTGGTGACGACCGTCACCACGACGACCACACGGACCGTACGATGAGCACTCCCGAATCCGCCGAGCAGGCAGTCGTGCGCATTCTGACCGAGACCTCATACACGCGCATGCCGCTGACCAAGCTGGTAAGCGAAACCGGCCTGCCGCGCAAGCAGGTCATAGCCACCCTGCGCACGCTGGTCGAAGGCCAGCTGGTGCGCGAGATCAGCGACACCTTCAACAAGTTCGTCTACGCGCTGGTCGCCCGCGACAACCTTCCGGTCGCACCTACCACTCCGCTCTGGTGGCAGAAAGGCGAGCTGAAAGGCTACGAAACAAAAATCCGGGCCTTCATGTCCGCTTGCGAATCATCCCGATAAGGAGATCACTATGTCCGCTAACCAACACGACCAAACACAATCGAACGGCGCCGAGGCAATCGAGGCAGAAAAACCCCAGCACGCCGGATGGATATTCGCCAGTAACAAACCAGCCGGGCAGACGCTCTACTACCCTACCGAAAATCTGCGCGACGCTGAGCGCTACCGCGCAATACGTGCTCGATTCCTCGCCGAGACGGGCGGCGAGTTTAGCGCCGCCGAGTTCGACGCCCAGTGCGACGGATTTGCTCAGTCGGAAGGATGGGACGGTTAAGCCAAGAGCGAGGGGCGCTTCTAGCCCGTAACAACGGGCGGCACGGGCGGGACCCATCTTGGGAAGCGTCTCTCGCTGTTCGTTTCATCAGACCAAAGGAACCACGATATGTCAATCAAACCCGACCACTGGATACGCCACATGGCGCAGGACCAGATCATGATCAGCCCGTTCGAGGCAGGACAGAAACGGACAAAGGATGTACTAAGCAACGATAACGGCCTCGTCCGCATGGTCGAGGAGAAAATCATCTCCTACGGCACCTCCTCATACGGCTACGATGTACGTTGCGCCAACGAATTCAAGATATTCACCAACGTCAACAGCACGATCGTCGACCCGAAGAACTTCGACGACAAGTGCTTCGTCGACTTCACCGGCGATGTCTGCATCATTCCGCCCAACTCGTTCGTGTTGGCGCGTACCATCGAGCGCTTCAAGATACCGAGGGACGTACTGGTGGTGTGCCTGGGCAAGTCCACCTATGCGCGCTGCGGCATCGTCGTCAATGTGACACCGCTCGAGCCTGAATGGGAGGGCTACGTGACGCTGGAGTTCAGCAACACCACGCCGTTGCCGGCCAAGATATACGCCAACGAAGGCTGCGCCCAGATGCTGTTCTTCCAGAGCGACGAACAGTGTGATACCACTTACGCCGATCGCGGCGGCAAGTATCAGGGCCAGACCGGCGTAACGCTGCCAAGGAGCTGAGATGACCGGTCGCCTCAACAAACTCTGGCTGCAGTACCAACTGTTGTGGGCCGAGCGTTACGCAGTCATAGAGGCCCGAGCGGCGCTACAGGCTCGCGCTAACACAATCCATTACCAGATGAAGGCGAATAAATTGCGCCGACAGATCAGGGAACCGAGTAAGGCGTCATTATTTGACGCGATCTCTTAAAGTTTACTTGCAGTCTATCTACGATCTAATGTAGAGTACCGATCCTAGTGAGATGGGAAGCGTAGCTGGGTCCGCTTAATGATCCAGCACCAACAAGTAAGCGATCTTGTATCTACGGAGGTCACCTGGCACCGATAGCCAGGGACTAAACCGAAGAACGCTTACTTGTCGGTTTTGAATAGGCCGACAGGTGTTGGTGTTGTAAATACCAAGCAACAGGGAAGCTGCAATGCTTGCTTCGGGATTAGCGCCGAGGGAGCTTCCTTGTTGGTTAGGTAAGTAAAGACCGAATACGCAGCGGCATACCTCTGCTCCAAGCTGTCCGACACTTATCTGCCCAACACTTAATTTACTTAATCCCTCTTTATCCACAAGGAGTACCGTAATGCGCCCATCTCAACTCAAACCCGCCCTGCGCTTCCTCATGGCGCAAAAACGTGCCGTGTTTCTCTGGGGTCCTCCCGGCGTCGGCAAGTCCGATCTGGTCGAATCGATCGCCAAGGAAGACAAGCTGCAACTGGTCGACTTCCGCATGGCCCTGCGCGACCCGACCGACATCAAAGGCTTTCCGATGCCGGACGCCAAATCCAAGACCATGCAGTTCTATCGCGACGGCGAACTGCCGACCAAGGGCAAGGGCATCCTGTTTCTCGACGAGCTCAATTCGGCCGCGCCAGCCACCCAGGCTGCCGCGATGCAGCTGACCCTGACCGGCAAGATCGGCGACTACACCCTGCCAGCCGGCTGGAGCATTCTTGCGGCCGGCAATCGTGAGTCTGACCGCTCTGTCGTCAATCGTATGCCGGCCGCTCTAAGCAACCGCTTCGTCCACCTCGACATCGAGGTCAGCCTGGACGACTGGTCGGAGTGGGCGCTTGACAACGCCATGCCGACCGAGCTGATCAGCTTCATCCGCTTCCGCACCAATCTGCTGCACGCGCCGGATTACACCCAGCGCGCCTTTCCTACTCCGCGCAGCTGGGCCTTCGCGTCGCAGGTCATCGACTCCGGCCTGGACCGCGACACCGAGTTTGAGGTGCTGAAAGGTACGGTTGGCGAAGGCGCGGCCGCCGAGTTCTCTGCGTTCTTACGAGTCTACCGCGATCTACCATCAATCGATGAGATCATGCTGAACCCGGACAAGGTAGCGATCCCCGACGCGCCGGCCACGCTGTACGCCCTGAGTTCGGCGCTCGGCGCCAAGGTCAAGAAGGACACCTTCGACCGCATGATGCAGTACGTGGGCCGGATGCCGATCGAGTTCCAGGTCGTCACCGTGCGCGACGCCACACGCCAGGACAGAAGCATCAGCGAGACCAAGGCGTTCATCAAGTGGGGCATAACGAATAGCGCGGTCTGGGTGTGACGTGAGCGCGATCTGGAGGACCTTGGACGGTCAGCGGTTGGAGATCATCTGGATGGACAGCGTTCACTTGTACTACTCATGGATGATGACCGCCCGCAACGGTCAGCACAACTCCAGGCTGCGAGACGAACTCGAAGCGCGCGGGTTCGTTCCGAAAGATGTGCCCAAGCTACGCGAGACACCAGAGCAGTTGTGCTGGGTGCGGGCGATTATCGATAGTGTAGGCCCAAGCAGAGACCACTTTAAGCTGAGTCTCTTCTATAGAAACCCCGAGCGCTGGATTGCAGACGTAATGAACAGCACGGACCCGACAAATCTGAAGATCGTCGCATTCGCTTTGAAGTACAGGCTGACACGATGACCTGGTCTGTCAAAGAGCGGACGACCTGGTACGCCCTGTACGTAGACCCCAAAGCAGAGGGCCTGGAGTATTACTTCGATAACCAGAACGGCTACAAGCGCTGCCTGGAAGAAGCCAAAGCCGGCATACCCAGAGCCGAGAAGGTCTGGGCGATGTACGTAGAGAGGAGGATGACAGGATGAACGAGTCTGAAGAGAACCGCAAGTGGCAAGCATCCCGCGGCCATATCGTCTTTGACTCTACCGAACAGCAACGCGCCTGGGCCTCAACAGTCGAACAGTGCTACAAAATTACCAACGCGATGAAGCTCGAAGCCTCCGGCATGGTCAAGATCAAACACATGGCCGATGACGGCGACCCGCTGGCCCAGGCCATTATGCAGAGATTTATTGAACTCAGACTTAAAGGATAAAGAACATGAAACAGTTCGTAATCAACATATCCGAAACGCCGGCGGACAACACGTCTGGGCAACCCGTAATTCAGTTCTATAAAGGAAACTCCTGGGAAGCTGCCGGCCAGCTCGAACAAGGCTGTGATCACCATGAAAACCACTTCGGATGCTACTTAAAAACTCTCGCCGGTAAGAATCATCTGGCTGTAGATACCGTCGAGCATGCCGAAAAAATCATCGAAGCGTTGCAACTTGCCATTCAGGAAGGTTGGCTATTCACTCAGACCCAGATCGAAAAACACAAAGACCGCTCTACGGATACTCGCGGAACCCTCAAAAGAAGAATGGCTACAACCTCTAAAGGATAAAGAATATGGCAACCAAGAAAACACCGATAGTCCAACAAGCCGAAAACTTGAGCCCTACTACCCCGCAAATCCAAATTGTCGCCCTCGACCGCGGCTTCGTCTTCGTCGGTTACGTCACTCGTACCGAAACTGAAATGTACATCGACAAAGCCCGCTGCATTCGTAAGTGGGGCACCTCCGAGGGCCTCGGTCAACTCAAGGATGGCCCAGTCGCAGACACCGTGCTCGACGCCTCCTGCACTGTGCGCCCGCAGCTGAAAGCTGTGCTGTTCACCGTTGACTGCAACCAGTCCAAATGGACCTCATCCTTAAACTGACCCGCCGTCTGCTGGGCCTGACCGACGGCCGGCTGATGACTCTGGACGGCTCCGGCGACGGCGACGGCGACGGCTACGGCGACGGCTTCGGCTACGGCGACGGCTACGGCGACGGCCACGGCTACGGCTACGGCTACGGCGACGGCTCCGGCCACGGCTCCGGCCACGGCCACGGCTACGGCGACGGCTACGGCTACGGCGACGGCTACGGTGGTAATTAAATCAGGAGAAAGACATGCTGCAGAACCGAGCGATGATCGCGAACCTCAACATTCGCCAGTGGACGGCCCGCAAACATGACCGCGCAGTCTCACTCGAGGTTGATGCCACCCATAGCGCGCAGGACGGCGGACGTTACAACAAGCTACTGATCGACAAGTCCGCACTCGACCCGCTGGCCAAGCACGCCGGTCGCATCCGCGACTACCACTACACGATGACGCTGCCGTGGGGCGACAACGGCGACCGCCTGCTGCCGGCCAAGGCGTACATGGATTACACCGCAGCAATGCGCCAATTCAAAAGCGACAACGAGGCGCTGACCAAAATATTCGTCGTGGACTATCCACAGCTGGTGTCCGCTGCCCGCCAGCGCTTGGGTACCATGTACGATGCCCAGGACTATCCACCGGCTGACGACATCCAGTCACGCTTTGGGCTGAACGTCAGTTTCTTGCCGGTACCGGACGCCAAGGACTTCCGGGTCGATGTCGGCAACGAAGCGCTGGAAGAGATCAAGGCTAGTATCGACGCCACAGTAGCCGAGCGCCAGGCCGGCGCAGTCCGGGAGTGCTGGCAACGCCTATTTGATGTGGTCTCGAAGCTGGAGACCACGATGCTCAAGGACAAGCCAGTCTTTCGCGACAGTATCGTCGAGAATGTCACCGAGCTGGCCCTAATGCTGCCCAAGCTGAACATCACCAACAACAAGGAACTCAATGACGTCTGCATCCGCGTGATGCGCGACCTGCACGAACCGCCCGGTTGCCTGCGCCGGTCGTATCAGGCCCGCGCTCGCGTGGCGCAGGAAGCAGCAAGCATCCTGAGTACTATCTCCACACATCTGTGATGGGCGGAGAAGCCCTCGTCAAGGTCCAGTTATACCGCTTGGCGCTGCGAAACTTATGGCTTGATGACACCAGATGGAGTTCGAACAAAAACAAGTTCGACTCCTGGGACACCGATACCCAGCTCTGGTGGATCAAGCGGATAGAGGGGCACGCCGCCGACGGACCGCCGATGGCGGTGGAGCTGGTAATGAAGGCTTTGGAAATAAGGATGACGAAATGAACAACTACGAAATCAGGCAGCTCGCGATCGAGTTCTGGGCAGACGGCTCAGACAACGACATCGAGATTGATGACAACGCCGCAGTCCGCCCTAACGACGAAGGTGGCGCATGGGTCGCAGCCTGGGTCTATGTAAGGACAGGAAAAGAATCATGAACCAAGAAGCCGCAACCAAACTCACCCGCGCGCGAGCCACGCTGATCCTCGACCAGCCCTTCTTCGGCGCACTGGCTCTACGTCTGAAGCTGGCCGAAGATGCCTCCGTCAAGACCATGGCGGTCGACGGCAAGACCATCAGCTACAACCCGGCCTTTGTCAACGGCATCAGCGCCGGCTTGACCAAAGCGGTCATCGCCCATGAGGTCATGCACTGTGTGCTGGACCACATGTCTCGCCTGGGCGAACGCACCCACTCGCGCTGGAACCAAGCCGCGGACTATGCCATCAATCGGTTGCTGGAAGACGTCGGCTTCAAGTTCGAAGGTACCGCCCTGCTCAACCCGGCATTCAAGGACATGTCCGCTGACCACATCTACACCCTGCTGCCGGAACCTGACAAAGACGGCAATAACGGCCACGGCGCTCCGCTGGATGACATGCAGCCTGGCGAGCCCGATCCGGCAGCACAGACAGAAGCCACGCGCGAATGGAAAGTCGCCACGATCCAGGCCGCCAACGCCGCCAAGATGATGGGCAAGCTGCCCGGTGCGCTGGAGCGCTTCGTCGACGGCCTGCTGAAGCCTCAGGTCGACTGGAGGGAAGCACTACGCCGCTTCATCACCGAGCGCAGCAAGGACGACTATGCCTGGACCAAGCCGAACAAGGCGATGCTGGTGCATGGCGTCTACATGCCGTCGCTCTACAGCGAGAGCATGGGCGACATCGTGATCGGGGTCGACACCTCGGGCTCGATCGACCAGACCACGCTCGATGCGTTTTCCGCCGAGTGCGAATCCATCATTGCCGAGACCTTGCCGGCCAACGTCCACGTCGTCTACTGCGACGCCCAAGTCGCCGGTACCAAGACCTTCGCCCGCCACGACCCATTCAAGCTGGAAGCATGCGGCGGCGGCGGCACCGCGTTCAAGCCGGTATTCGACTGGGTTGAAGAGAACAGTATCCGGCCGGTGTGTCTGGTCTACCTGACAGACTTGTATGGCCCGACTGACTTCGACGTGCCGGACTACCCAACTCTGTGGTGCTGCACCAACGCACAGCAAGGGCCGTTCGGTGAAACAGTGGAGATTGAGGTATGAACCCGATTACCCGAGAAGACATCGAGCATGTAGTAGCCGAGAAGGACTGTAGCCTCATGCAGGCCAAGGAAATTCTGCGTAATAGACAACAACGAAAACAGGTAAGAGAGGCGCAGAACATCAGCGATTTAAAGGCTGTCTTATTTGCACCTTCTGGGGGAGAGATCATGAAAACGAAAACATCAGAATTGGTTGGCGCTGCTCTTGATTGGGCGGTGGCGAAGGCACTCGACACCGAACCCGGATGGGACGCTGTAAATAGTAAAGCGGTACTCCTACCCTACTCAACTGACTGGGCGTTAAGTGGGCCGCTCATTGAGCGTGAGGATATTTCTTTTCGCAAGTACCATCGTCCCGACAGTGCAGCGCACGGAACTTACTACGCCATGACTTGTAGAAAGTCTGGAGCAACGATTGTATGGCACAAAGACCGCTCTTTTCGAGGCCCCACACCCCTGATCGCCGCCATGCGTTGCTACGTTGCATCGAAACTCGGTGATGAAGTTGAGATACCGGAAGAACTGAATGGACCTCATCCTTAAACTGACCCGCCGTCTGCTGGGCCTGACCGACGGACGTCTAATCACCCTCGACGGCCACGGCGACGGCTACGGCGACGGCCACGGCCACGGCTACGGCCACGGCCACGGCCACGGCTACGGCGACGGCGACGGCCACGGCCACGGCTACGGCCACGGCCACGGCCACGGCCACGGCTACGGCCACGGCCACGGCTACGGCGACGGCGACGGCGACGGCGACGGCCACGGCGACGGCGGTAGTTAAATCAGGAGAAAGACATGAGTGAAGACATTGCTGAAGTCGAAGAGAAGACCGAGTTCACCTTCGACGAGCTGGATAACGCTGCCAAGAACAAAGCCAGAGATAAATGGCGCGAGCATGATCCGGAATATGAATGGTGGGAGTTCGTCTATGAAGATGCGGTGACGATTGGCAAGCTGATCGGCATCGAGGTCGGGCTGCAGCACAGCCGGCCACACAACGGCAAGTCCTACACGCAGCCCGACATCTCCTTCTCCGGGTTCTGGAGTCAGGGCGATGGCTGCTGTTATTCGGGCGATCTGTACATCACCCAGCTCAAGGGCTGCGTGACCCGGCTGCGGGAATATACCGGACGAGGCTGCACAGACGATCGTTTATTCTCTCTGGCTGCTGAGGGCGAGGCGCTGTACGACCTGATCACCCTGCGGCTGGTCACACTGCGGCTGACCGGCTATGTGATGGATGAGGATGAGGAGCAGGACGAAGTCCTGCAGGACTCCCGCATCATGATCAGCGGGGACGAGCGCGGATGCTACCGCACCAAAGTCGAACCCGGCTCCTGCCCGGAAGAAATCGAAGAAGCGATGAATGAATATGTCTCCTCCTTCGCCGACTGGATTTACAACCAGCTGGAGAAAGAGCACGACTGGCTCACCAGTGATGAATGCGTCGACGAAGCAATTGAAGCAAATGATTGCCTTTTTGACGCCCATGGGTCGATAATCTAATTTCGATCTATTTTAGAAAGTAGTAGACATGAAGATTATCCCGATCACCCAGTGGAGCATTTCCAAAGCCAAGACCTTCGGCCAGTGCAAGCTGCGAGCACAACTCCAGTACGGACAGAAAATCCCGGAGCCGGAGCGCCCGCTACCGCCCGGCAAGACCGAGCACGCCAATGATCGCGGCTCACGCATCCATGACGAAGCAGAGAACTACGTCAAGGGGCAAGGTCCGTTCGGCCGCGAGATGGGCAAGTTCCAAGCCGAGTTCGACTCTCTACAGAAGCTCTACAAAGACGGCATGGTCTCTACCGAAGGCGAGTGGGCCATGGATAGCAACTGGGAGCCGGTCGAGTGGCGCGCCAAGGAAGCCTGGCTACGCCTCAAACTCGACGCGATCGTCCATCTGTCTGAATACGAAGCGGTAATCATCGACTACAAATCCGGCAAGAAGTTCGGCAACGAAGTCAGCCATGCCGAACAGGTCCAGCTCTACCAGCTGGTGTCCTTTCTGCGTTACCCGAAGCTCGAACTGATCCACACCGAACTCTGGTACCTGGACGTCGATGACCTGACCCAGAACACCTTCACCCGCCAGCAGGGACTGCGATTCAAGCACAACTTCACCAAGAAGGGCTTCGCGATGACGGAATGCACCGAGTTCCCAGCTTCTCCGAACATTTTCAATTGCAAGTGGTGCCCATACGGTCCCAGCGGCACCGGCCACTGTGAACGGGGCGTGTGATGAACCGCTTCTCATCCGCCCTCGCCTCGGTCGGCAACCCGTCGCCCGATTTACTGATCCTGACACAGGGCTTACACAACGCAGTCATCGAATCTTGCCTATACGAGAAAGACCCACTCACTGACCCCGCGGTGCTGTTATTCAGCATGCAGGTGTCATTCGTAACCCACGCCGACTTCGCAACCCCGAACATGTACGACACGTTGGTTGAGTCGTGCCGGATCAACGCGACGTTACCGCGCGTCAGCCCAAGAGAGGTGCATTGATGGATTACAAACCGATGAAACACCAGACCTTCTCCCTGAAGGTCATGGACAAGTCCGACATCATCTTCGACATGAGCGACCCAGGTACGGGAAAAACATTTGTGCAGATCATGGCCTTTGCCAAGCGCCGCAAAAAGTCCGGTGGCTGCGCGATCGTCATCGCCCCCAAGTCCCTGCTGCGCTCCGCGTGGGAAGACGACTTCGGCAAGTTCGCGCCGCAGATCAGCTGCTCGGTCGCGTATGCGGAGAACCGCGAGAAGGCCTTCGCCGCCGACGCCGACGTCTACATCACCAATATCGACGCCGTCACCTGGCTGCTGAAGCAGAAGCCGGCCTTCTTCAAGAAGTTCGACACATTAATAGTTGACGAAGTATCAAGTTTTAAGCATCACACCAGCGCTCGCTCCAAGGCGCTCAACAAGATCAGAAAATATTTCAGGTATCGCAGCGTGATGTCCGGCACGCCCAACAGCAACACCATCTGCGACATCTGGAACCCGGTGCAAATCCTCGACGACGGCAAGCGCCTGGGCAGCCAGTTCTTCGGTTTCCGGGCCGCAGTGTGCGCGCCGGAGCAAGTCGGGCCGCTGCCGAACATGGTCAAGTGGGTCGACAAGGACGGCTCGGAAGAAGCGATCTACGGGCTGATCGCGGACATTACGATCCGTCACAAATTCGAGGACTGCATCGACATCCCTGCCACCCACAGCTACACGATGCAGTACCACTTGAGTGCCAAGCAGAAGAAGGCCTATCTGGAGATGGAGAAGACCCAGATCATGTCGCTCAAGGCCAATACCAAGGTAACGGCCATCAACGCCGCCGCCGTCACCACCAAACTACTGCAGATCGCGTCCGGCGCCGTGTATGAAAACGAGGACACGTATCACGTCGTTGACACCGGCCGTTACGAGCTGGTCCTCGACCTGGTCGAGGACCGCAAGCACCCTCTGGTGTTCTTCCTCTGGAAGCATCAAAGAGACGAACTGATCAAGCAGGCCGAGAAACGTGGACTGACCTACTGCGTGATGGACGGTAACGCCTCCGACCGCGAGCGCACCGACATGGTGAAACATTACCAGGCCGGATTCTATGACGTGATGTTCGCGCACCCGAAGTCCGCCGCGCATGGCCTGACCTTGACGCGCGGCTCGACCACGATCTGGGCCTCGCCGACCTACGACCTGGAGCACTTCAGCCAGGGCAACAAGCGCCAGGCGCGCGCCGGTCAGAAGGAAAAAACCGAAATCATCGTGATCCTTGCCGAGGGCACGATCGAACAGAAAGTCTACGCACGATTACTGGAGAAGGATTCAAAAATGACAAACTTACTGAGCTTGTTTGCGGAGGAGAAAGCGGCATGAAAACTACTACTTCCGCCAAGGTCGTTCTCGACAGCGTGTCGCCGACCGGTGCGCGCCTGACCACGCTGCAGCTAGTCTATCCGCGCTTCATTCACAGCGAGTTCATGACCCACCGCGTATTTTCCCGCAACGCCTCATCGTCCCGCGCCATCCCGGTCGCCAAGATGATTGAACAAGTGCGCAACGACCCGGCCATACCGATTCATTGGGGCAGCAATCAGCCGGGGATGCAGGCCGGTGTGGAACTGGTCGGAACCAAACTTGAAAGCGCGAAGCAGCTCTGGTCGGAGGCTGCGCGGCAGGCAGCCAACATCGCCGGCCCTATGGCTAACCTAGGCCTGCACAAACAGGTCGTCAACCGCATCCTCGAACCGTTCCAATGGATGCATACGATCGTCACCGCCACTGCCTGGGATAACTTCTTCAGGCTGCGACTGCACCCCGCTGCCGATCCGAATATCCACGAACTGGCACGGGCGATGAAGGAAGCGATGGACGCTTCGGTGCCGATCGAGCGCATCGGGCATGCCCCCTACATCTCCGGCGAGGAAATAAATGCTCTGCCCGAAGAGGACATCAGCCTAATTTCTGCGGCCCGTTGTGCCCGGGTCTCCTACCTGAATCACGACGGTTCGGCACCGAGCATCGACAAGGACATAGCGCTGGCTATCATGCTCAGGGACTGCGGCCATGCCTCGCCGTTCGAGCATGTCGCCTTTGCCGACGCTGAAAATGACATACAGCACGCGAACTTCCGCGGCTGGCAATCTTACCGCTGCCAAGAAGGGATTTGAGCCATGACTAAATTTACACCCACCTCGGCGATGACGCTCGACGAGATAAAGGCTCGTATCAGTCTGCTCTCTGACGAGATCGACGCAAACGAAGAAGAGACCTGGGGCATGCTGGACGAGATTAATCGACTGTACGCAGAAATCGATGCAAAGGAAAACAATGTCCTGGTCTAACGCCGTATCCGAGGCTACGCCGGAGCCCGCCTTTTCACGCCCGGCAGTCTTACGCTCTAAGATCGACTGGGCGCATCTCGTAGTGCTCGATTACGAGACCTACTGGGACGCCGATTACACGCTCAGGAAACTCAGTACTTCCGAATACATCCGCGACCCGCGTTTCAAGGCGCACATGGTCGGGATCAAGATCGGCAAGCGCAAGACCAAGGTAGTGCCGACGTCGAAGATCGCCGCCCTCCTCAAAACGATCGACTGGAAGACCCATGATCTCCTTTGCCATAACACTGCTTTTGACGGTTTTATACTTTCCCATCATCATGGTGTTGTTCCGCGAACTTACTATGACACGCTTTCGATGGCGCGCGGCCTTCATAGCAATGATATTGGCGCTTCTCTCGACGAAGTCGCTCAGTATTATGGGGTAGGCAACAAAATCCCAGACGTACTGGAGCAGAGCAAGGGCGTGCAGAACCTGCCTAAGCAGCTCTACAAGGACATGGCCGAGTACTGCGCGATGGACGTCGAGCTGACCCTGCTGATTTTTGAAAAGATGCTGGAGGTCTACCCCGCTTCCGAGCTAAAGCTGATTGACATGACGATCCGCATGTTCTGCGACCCGGTGCTGAAAGTCGACATCCCGAGGGTCGAGGTCGAGCTGGCGCGCGAGATCAAGTACCGCGAAGACCTGATGAGCAACATCGTCGACGTCACCCAGTACCCGGAGAAGGAACTGCTCAAGACCAGGCCGGAGCGTGAGTTGGAAGGTAAGGAGCGCCTGATGCTGATGGTCAAGCGCGTCATCGGCAGCAATGAGCGTTTCGCCGACCTGCTGCGCGCCGAGGGCATCGAGCCACCGACCAAGATCAGCCCAGCCTGGATGAAGAAGCCGGCAGCCGAGCGCGATGACGCCGACAAGTACTCGTATGCGTTCGCCAAGGACGACGCCGACTTCATCAATCTGCCCGAGATGCACGAGGAGTGGGCGAGCGACCTTAACCTCAACCACAAGAAAGACATCGCCAAGCTGGCCCTGCGCCAGGAGCGCATCCGCAATCTAGTCGACTGTCGGCTGGCGGTGAAGTCCACTACCAACGTCACACGCGCTGAGCGGTTCCTGAAAGCCGGGGCAGACGGCATGCCGCTGCCGGTCGGGTACGCCTACTATCGCGCGCACACCGGTCGCATGGGCGGCAACAACAAGATGAACATGCAGAACCTGACCCGAGGCGGCGAGCTGCGCCTGTCGATTCTGGCGCCGAAAGGCCATGTCCTGGTGGTCGGCGACTCCGGCCAGATCGAGTGCCGGGTCAACGGCTGGCTGTGGGGGCAGGACGACTTGATGCAAGCGTTCGTAGCCGCAGACGCCGGCACCGGGCGCGACGCGTACTGCAATTTCGCCGATCACGTCTACGGCAGGGAGATCACCAAGGACGACAAGATGGAGCGCTTCGTCGGCAAAGTCTGCGTTCTGGGCCTCGGCTTCCAGATGGGCGCACCCAAGTTCCAGATCACCCTGGCCAAGGGCGCACTGGGCGGCCCGCCGGTGTTCTTCGACCTCGATCGCTGCAAGACGATCGTCAACACCTACCGCCGCAAGAACTGGAAGATCGTCGCTGGTTGGGAAATCTGCAAGGGCGTCATCGAAGACATGGCCGCCGGCCGGGAAGGCTCGCACGGTCCGCTCAGCTGGGAGAAGGAGCGCATCTGGCTGCCCAACGGCATGTGCCTGAAATACCCGGACTTGAAAAAGAAGATCGGCGACAAGGGCTGGGACGAATGGTCGTATCAGTCGAAGGACATGCGCAAGAAAATCTACGGCGGGCTGCTGTGCGAGAACATCGTACAGGCGTTGGCCCGGATCGTAGTCATGGAACAGATGCTGGCTGCGGGTGCGAAGCGCCGCGTGGTGATGACGACCCATGACGAAGTCGTCCTATGCGTGCGTAAGGCCTCGGCCGAAGCAGCGTACCGCGAGTTGATCAAAGCCATGCGCACTCCACTGCCATGGTGCCCGGACCTGCCCCTCAATTCCGAGGGGGGCTTCGCTGAGAATTATTCCAAATAACTTTTAACCCATAAGGAACGACATGAAATTAAGTAAAGCACTCCGCGCAGAAATCCTCGGCAATGTACTCGCGGCAACGACATTTAAAACGGACAAGGAAGATATCGAGCGCGAAATGAGCGCCCTGGTACGCAAGCTCATGGATGCGAAAATACCGGATGAGTTTAAAGCCCTTACCACCGGTGCCCCGAGAGAATGGTTCCAGGGGACAGCTCGCGTAAATGTAAACAGTAAACACGCTATCGAAAATGCGTTCAACCGCGAGCGCCTAGACGGACGGCATATGTGGGACGGCACGACGCAGTTCGAATGCCTTGTCACCCCAGCCATCTTCGACTGCAACCTGACTGCTCAGGACTACGAACTGATCTTGCCAATCTACCAGCGCGCCGAAAAACTCGCCGAAGCGCACTGGGCGCTAGAGGACGAGATGACGGCGTTCCTGCGCTCCTGCACCACCACCGAACGGCTGCTGGAGCGCATGCCGGAGCTGGAGCCGCACATCCCGAAGATCACCCGGGATTACCCGATCGTGGCATCGACTGAGAACCTGCTGTCACAGTTGCTGGCTGCCGGGTTCAAGGTGCAGCCAGCTACGCACGCTTAGTACTCAGTCCGCTTAATCCGCTTAATCCCAAGGAGAACCATCATGGCATGGAACCACCAGCGCTGTGAAGACGCACTCAAGACCGCGCGCAATCGGTCTGTAGGCAAGCCGGTTGGCAACAATACCCGGGTTATGGACCGTGGCGATCATCTGGCGGTTCGGCACTTCGACACCGACATCGTGCGCTTCTACCCAGACGGCACGATGCAGATATGCACCGGCTGGACCTCCAACACCACGCTGGCGCGGATCATGGAGTTCACCGGCAAATATGTCGGCAGCCGTACCTTACCTTCGTTCAATGGACGCCGGCCAAGCAAAGAGCGGGCTTTCGCCATCGACGGCGTGGTGTTCAACGGTGTCGGCGGATACCTGAAGTATGGCCCGGACGGCAAGATCGACCTGGCCTCCGTCAAGGGTATCGACCTCGACGTTATCACCAACCCGAAAGCGGCGTCATCTGCGGCGCGCAGAGCCAAGTTGCTGGCAACCCAGGTGCTGCTGCGGACCAAGCTGGGCATGTCCATGCACGGGCGTAGCGAGTATTGGCTGCGCGCCAACCTCGACGTCCCGCTGGATGAAGTCGACTACACCGACGCTCCGGCCAAAGTCGATGTTTCCGGCAACCCGATGTGGTTCGCCCGAATGATCGGTGCCGTCAGATCAATCCAATTCAAGGAGTTTGCTTGACCACCGCTCTACTATCTACTACGATCTACATCGTATCTATTTACGATTCATAACATAAAGGAGTACAATCATGACAGTCGTTGCACTGCGGCCCGCCGCCAAAACCCTGACCCTCGGCAAAGCTATCGATACACTATGGGAGCTGCGCGAAATCAAGCGTGCCAAGGAGGCTGAGATCAAAGAGATCGAAGGGAAGATTGCCGCCGCTGAGTCTACACTCTTCGAAAGACTCGATGCAGAAGAGACCGATGCCGGCAAGGGTAAGTCCGCCAGCGTCAGCATCACCAGCGCCACCAGTTTCAACATCACCGACTTCGATGCATTTGCGAAGTACGTCGCTAAGACCAAGTACTTCCACTTGTTCCAGCGACGGGTTTCAGAAGTAGCTGCTCGAGAAATCTTCGAGTCCAAAGGGCAGCTTCCCGGCCTCACGGCCTTTGTAAAACGGCGTATCAACCTGAGAAGTTTGGCTGTCAAGGCTTAATCCTCAATCCCCTCAATCCCTCAGTCTGAAAGAACATCATGGCCACAAAGAAACCAGCAGGAACCGCAGTCGCAGTCAAGAAAACCACTGCCGGCAACATCGTCGACATCCGCGCGCTGCTCGCCAAGGAGGTCACCGACATGGCATCGCGCGTCGGCGCCCCCGGCGGCGACAGTATCAAGGTCACCCAGGACAAGAAGTTCGAGTTCCCGGATGGCACCAAGTCGGCCGGCCCGATCAAGCTGGTGATCGTCGACTTCGTGTCGGCCAACAGCTTCTACGAGGGCGCCTACGATCCGAATAACATCTCGCCGCCGGCCTGCTTCTCGATCGGCTCCAACCCGACCCAGATGGTGCCGAGCGAGAACAGTCCGGTGAAACAAGCATCCGCATGCGGCGCATGCCCGATGAACCAGTTCGGTTCGGCCGGCAACGGCAAGGCCTGCAAGAACTCCCGCGTGCTGGCCGTACTGCCTCCCGGCGCCACAGCTGACACACCGTTATGGATTCTAAAGGTATCGCCGACGGCGTTGAAAGCGTTCGACGCCTACGTCACCTCGGTAGTGCGTTCATTCCAGCTGCCGCCGGTCTCGGTGGTGACGGAAGTCTCGTTCGACGAGTCGCTGACTTACGCCTCGCTGCGTTTCGGCAACCCGGAACCAAACGAAGACCTGGAAGTCTGCTTCGCCCGTAAGGAGGAAGCGATGACCCGACTGAAGACCGAACCGGACGTATCGCAGTTCGAGTCGGCGCCGCCGAAAAAAGCAACTGCCCCGGCGCGTCGTCGGTAACTCCGATCTATTCTCTAAATATAGATCAAGCCGTTCTACATTAGAACTTTTCTTTTTAGCAACTGCGGAGTAGTATCCGTAACGGAGTAAAAGATGGCGATTCGCAGCTGGTACGTAGGTCAAGCACTTGCTTCCGTCAGTAAACTGAACAATGTTCTGTCTGAGCTGACTGAGGAAGAAATCCTGGCCTGCCTCGATCTCGAATCGCAATCTTCGCGTCGCAAATCGATCGTAGACCGTCTTATCTCAAGAGCCGCCCGGCTCAACGAGCTCTGGTACGTGTCGACGCTCAACGAAAAATACCGTGCATCCCGCACACAAACCGAAAATTAAAGGAAACATCATGGCACGCACCCAATCGAAAATCCTGTCCCAGTCCGAAATCAAGGCCGTCAAGATCGCCGCCTCTTCTGCACTGAAGGACGCCAAGACCGCACACAAGAACGCAATCGCTGCGGTCACCGCAGCGGATAAAACACATGCATCTGCGACCAAAGCTGCCGCCAAGGCTCATGAGGACACCATCAAAGCGTATATGAAAGAACACGCTGCTGCTGTCAAAGCCCATGCCGTTACCGTCAAGGAACTCAACAAGGCCGTCACCGCCGCTGAGAAAGCCGTCGCCGCCGCGGAGAAGGCGATACCGGCCGCCGCCAACGACGCACAAGCGCAAGCAGCCGCATAAGACTGAAACATCTCCGTTCGTAGTGCATCACGAGTCCCTGCCCTGCAGGGACTCTTTTCGCGAGGAAAGCAATGAGTAAAGCAGTCAAGTATCCGGCAATCATGTTCGACCTTGAAACCTTGGGCACTCGCGCCGACGCGGTAATCTTAAGCATCGGCGCAGTCAAGTTCAACCCAGATACAGGAAAAATTGGCGACGATGCGTTCTATGCGTCGGTCTCGATCGACAGTAACACCGAGGCGGGCCGGCACATCAGCGAGGACGCCCTGCTGTGGTGGTTCAAGCAATCAGCCGAAGCGCAACAAGTATTCCGCGAACCGAAAGTTGTCCTCGGTGTCGCGCTGGACGATCTCGCGGCATGGATCGACCACGAGGATTATCAGGTCTGGAGTAACGGCGCTGACTTCGACATCCCGATGCTGGCGCATGCGTACTCCACGCACGGCCTGATCGTGCCGTGGAAGTTCTACAACACCAACTGCTACCGCACGTTCAAGAAACTGCCGTTCGCCAAGAACGCGGCAAAACTGACGAACGCGCTCAAACACAATGCACTGACCGACGCCATTCATCAGGCACAGCAGCTGCATGAATATTACAAAACCATGAAGGAGGCAGCATGAAACTTTATCAAACCGCCGGAGAGAACGGCGATGTCCATGCACGCTGGGCCGGCTCCCAGGCGGATGCCAGCAAGCAGCGTGTAGCGCTGAAGAAAGAAGGTTACCGCAATGTTCAGACCGCTGAACATGACGTTCCGACCGACAAGGCCGGTTTGCTGGGATGGCTGAATGAGAACGGGGTGGTGGTATGAATCTGAAGCAATGGTTAAGTGCGCCGGGCAACACCGCGGCGAAGTTGAGCCGGGTCACCGGGCTGACGCCGCCGATGATCAGTAAGATGCTGCATGGGAGTGTGGCAGTCAGCATCAAGTCTGCTCTGGTTCTCGACAAGGGTACTGCCGGTGAAATCAAGGCAGAGGAAGCGTGCCCGGGCGAAGCCGAGCTGATCGCACATTTGCGGGGTGCGACATGAGCGGTATCGACACCACCCTGGCCGAACGCGGCGCCCGCTACGGCGAGTTTGACGGCCATGCCCACATCACCCAGGGGCTGAAAGACGTCATGGCCAACAGCCCAAGCTCGAACTGGGCCAAGTTGCGGCGCGACCAGAAGGAAGCGCTGGAGATGGTCGTCCACAAGATCGGCCGCATCCTCAACGGCGATCCAGACTACATCGACAGCTGGACCGATATCATCGGCTATGCCCGGCTGGTCGAAACCGACTTGATCCGGCGGGAAGCGGCGAACCAGCCCGAACGACAGCCCGAGGCGCAGAGCCCGAAGGAAGACATCTTTTACGAGACGGGCACGCCCATCGGCATGCTCCTTATCGACGAGACTGTGCTGGCGTCGTTCCTGAAGGCTCCGCGGTAGATGGCTGCCAAACCGGAGACGACTTTCTACGCCGGGGTCCACAAGCATCTCCCTGCCGACCTCCACCGGGAAAAGATGCACAACCCTTATCGCGGGGGAACATGGGACTTCTGGTTCTCCGGTCTGGCAGACCTCTGGGTCGAGTACAAGTTCGTGGTGCTGCCCAAGCGCGACTCTACGCCGGTCGATGTCACTCTGTCCGATCTGCAAAAAGATTGGGGCGGAGGCAGGCACTTCGAAGGCCGTAACCTGGCCGTCATCGTGGGCTGTAAGGAAGGCGGGGTCATACTCGAAAACCTCGCCTGGGAACGTCCTCTCTCTTGCGCCGATTTTAAGAAACAGCTTAGATCGCGTGTAGAGATAGCACGATGGATCGCTCACACCACAGGAGGACCGCCATGACATTAGAGCCACTATTTACCACAGCGCGAGTCGTAACAGCGACATATCGCATTATTTCCACCACCCTGCTGTTATATTACCTGACCAAGCGAATAAATAATGGACGAGAAGTATCTAGAAATAGCAGACGCGCTGATGAACTCTATAATAGAGGCAGGGATTAACGGCGCACGTAGCCGTCAAAAACGCCCTGATGATTTCGACGGCGACTGTTCTTGCGGGGCGGCCATCCCTACTGACCGGGTCGACGCAGGTTATTACAACTGCGTGCCCTGCCAAGAACGTATTGAAAAACACGACAAACATTACCGGGGGTGATAAAACCCCCATATAAGGGGGTTTTATGAGCAAGACAGAATCAGGGCTTTACAGGTTGATTGAAGAGTTGTTGAAGGAAGGTGATCGGCCCCTAACCTGTGTCGACTTGTACGACAAAGAGGATGTGCGCAAGCTCGCCGCCAGCGCCAACCGGGTGTCGGACTACCTGGGGAATCTGTGGCGTAGGGGCAAGGTTACGCGGAGCCCATTTCAGGCTCCGCATGGCTCCAACGACAGCTCACGCTGGGCCTACTCGTGGCGCAATAGGGACGCTGCAGAAAACGCGGGAGGTTTCGCCGAAGCAGTACAGACCATTTATAACGCGCAGACCGGCGGTCGGCGCAGGGCAATACTCGACAAACCCAACATTTTGATCACGGACGACGGCGGCACGATCACCATCGACCTGCCGAGCCTGATGATCACGATCAAGACAAAGTAGAACGACATGAACGATACTCCCCCTCGCCTGCTCCCCCTCACGGACTGGGCCGAGAGTCTGCTCGGCAAGCATGCCCCCTGCGCGAACACTCTGCGTAGATGGGCCAGGGAGGGTCGTATCACTCCACAACCTGTCAAGTACGGCAAGTTGTATTTCGTGGAGCGGAGCGCCAAGTATCAAGGAGATTGATATGAGCAGCGAACGTAGTGCCCGGCGCAAAGGCTTCCCGCCCAACCTCTACCTGGATAATAAGGGCTACTTCTCCTACCGCAATCCGCAGAGCGGTAAGCGCAAAGGGGTCGGCACCGACAAGGCTGCCGCGTTCCGCGAAGCGCGCGCCGCCAATGCAGTGCTGGCCAACATGACGCCCTCGACCCTGGCTACCTGGGTTACTGGCGTGCAGCATCTTACGTTAGCGGAATGGGCGCCGCAGTACAAAGTAAAGTGGGCCGAGAAAACGAACCCGTCTGTCGCGACCCTGCGCAGCGCCACTTACTACTTGAGACGCATCACTGAGGCCAGCTTCGCCTGGATGGCGGTCAGGGACATCACTACCGCGCATGTCGCGGTGTTTCTCACCGACATCGAAAAAGACAGCGGCCCGGGCGCAGCCACCAGCATGCGCGCACGCATGTCGGATATGTTCCGCATGGCAGAAACGCTGGGCATGATCGAGGTCGGCAAGAACCCGATCGCGCCAACGTACGTGCCGGACCGCACGGTATTACGCGAACGCTTGTCGCTGGAGCAATATCTTGCCATCAGGGCGAAGGCCCCTTCCTGGGTCGTCAACGCCATGGACTTGGCACTCATGACAGCACAACGCCGCGAGGATATCTGCGAGGCCAAATTCGCTGACCTGCGAGACGGTTATCTGTATGTGATTCAAGGCAAATCCCAAGGCAAGGTCCGGCTGCAGCAGGATGCCTCGATCCGGCTCGACGCGGTCGGCATGTCGATCGCCGACGCAGTACGGCAATGCCGCGACCGCATCGTCAGTCCGTTCATGATCCATCACACGGTCTTGAGGCCCGCAGCTAAACCGGGTGACGCTGTCTCACTGAACGGTCTGACGGATGCTTTCAAACGCGCCCGCATCGCCGCCGGCATCGGGGCGGGCGAAGGACGCACTCCGCCATCGTTCCACGAAATCCGCAGTCTGTCCGAAAGGTTATACAAGGAGCAATACGGTGCGGCGTTCGCGCAGTCCATGTTGGGGCATAAAAACGCCAACATGACAGCCACTTATGATGACTTGCGTGGCTCCGGGTGGCAGGTTATTTCGGCCGTAAAATGAGCCTGGCCATTACTAATCTATTACTAAAATTTTCAGAATTTTTCGGAAACCCGCGTAAACAAAGGGCTGCAGCCTGTCTGTGTGTTTGCTGTAGATAACACTACGAAAGCCTTTAAAAACGTGAACTGAATAACTGCTTATTATACCTTGTAAGTCAAGCGCTTATTTTGGCTTTGCTGCGGCCCGACACGGGATGGATGGGTTTAGCGCAAGCAAGACACGAAAGGGCTTCACCGAGATATATGCGCCGCAAGATGGCTGCAAGCAGTGCCGGCGCAAGCATGCACTCCTTGCCTCGTTTTTTCGTGTCTTTGGCGGGATGTGCTTTTGGATATTGCACGCCGGCGCCAGCCGCATTTCACATACTCCATCCTATTTTGCAAAAATATGCCAATTTTCACGCATATTCATTGCGACATTAAAATATACTAATTGCAGTATATTAAGACAGCAGATTCGGATAGGCAGAAAGCGTGAGCTGAAACGCGCTTGCATCCGACGCCAGATGCGCGTGGCCACCCACCGGCAGCGTCAGCTTGTCGGCCACGTGGCCGAAAGGCAGGCCGGTCAGTACCGGGATCGTCAGTTGCGAACGGATGAAGGCCAGCATCGCATTGAAATCGTAGCCGCGGTCGTAGTCGGTGACGCGGTAGCCGGAAAAATCGCCCAGCAGGATCGCCCTCTGCTGCGCCAAAACGCCGGCGTGCAGCAGTTGCAGCAGCATGCGCTCGATCCGGTACGGATGTTCGTTGATGTCCTCGATGAACAGGATGCCGTTCCTGATCTGCGGAAAATACGGCGTACCGAGCAGATGGTTCAGGATCGTCAGGTTGCCGCCCCACAGGGTGCCGCCGACATCCACCGCCGGGTTGCCGGCCGCCGGCACCGTGATCCGATGCGTGTCCGACTCCAGGCAATCCCAGAAATGCCGGAGGGTGAATGCGCTGGCATCCTCGCGGCCGAAATCGCTGCACAGCATCGGGCCGGCGAAGCTGACCGCGCCGGCCTGTGCCAGCAAGGCCATCTGCAGCACGGTGAAGTCGCTGTGGCCGACGAACAGTTTGCCGCTGGCGGCCAGTTGCGCCAGATCCAGCGCCGGCAGCAGGCGCGACAAGCCGTAGCCGCCGCGCACGGCCATGACGATCTGCACGTCGGGGTTAGCGGCGGCAGCGTGCAATTGCGCCTGGCAGGACGCCGGCGTGCCGCCGAAGCGCTGATAGCTGGCAGCCGGCTCATAATAGTTGTGAATCCGGCAGCCTTGCGCCTGCAGCAGCGCAATACCGCGCGCAAGCACGCAGTCGTCGGGCGGATAACCGCTCGGCGCGACGATGGCAACGCCGATGTTGCGGCCTGCGGGAAGAATATTTGCCGTCAT